CGAACCACCCGCTTCGGGAGAAGAGCGACAGCCGCCGCATTGCGGACAGCCACACAGGTCTTCACCCGATTGGAGCGGATCTTGCCCGTCGCCGGATCAACGTCAGGAAACTGCTTCACAGCGCCCACCCAGCCCGTGCCGTCAGACGTCGAACTAACGCCGAGAGTCTGGCCGAGAGAGAACGGAGGATCAACCAACAGAGACATGCGTTACTCCTTAGATTAGGCGAGGGCCTTCCACTTGATGAACGACCTGGGCGACTTGAACTTCAGGTTACCCAGGGTGGACACCACAAACCTATATGACTGGCTGGTTTCGTCGTAGAACGGCCCCTCACTGTTGAACATCTGCGACTCCATGTTCAGGAGTTCGCAGTTGCCAATCGCGAGGCCGTACGCACAGCCAGCCGGAACGGCGTACTCGGTGCCCAGCTCCACGCCGTCGAACTCCACCGTGGTGAAGCCCAGCGACTTCAGGCCGTTCTCCTTGGAGACGACGAACCGCTGCTTGTCCTCATAGGCGGTGAGGAAGTCCACGTACAGCTTCCGGTCCATGACGATCAGGTCGATGGCGTCTTCCTTCGTATCGTTCCGCTTCGCAAAGTGAAGGCCCTCGCGGAGAGCCTTCACACAGTTGGCGGCCCACGTGGTTGCGCCGAAGTAGTTGGAAGTTGTGTTCACAATAAGCGGCGAGTAAAAGTCATACTCGCTGTCGGCCTTACCATTCGGCCACACGCCTTCCAGCTGCGAACCACCGTAGTAGCCCAGCTGCGTGCTGAGGCCGGCGTAGGTGTCGCTCGGGAAGCCGAACGGATCGTCCGCATTGGCCGTCCGCTGCAAACCGCTGGTCTTGTCAATCGTACCGTTGTTGGCGAGAAAACTTTCCAGGCCGTGGTATCTCAGCTCATTGCCGGCCGCCGAACCGTCAATCCAGACCTCCTGGCTGAGGTACTGTTCGATGCTCGTCAAGAGCCGCGAACTCATCTTACCTGCGACGCTCACAAGGGCGCTGGCACCGCGGTTCTCCAGCATCTCCTTGCGGAACAGGCTGTCCGTTGCCTGGTACCCGCGGTACTCAAGCTCAGCCTTCTTCCACAGGTTCTGACGCGCGAACGACCGAGGAGTTTCGCCGTTGTTGCCGCTCGGCTTATGCAGACGGTACGACACCTCCCAATCGAATCCGCGGCCTGCCATGTTCATGCGAACATTGCCGCGCTGTTCAATGGCAGCGAGAACCATGTACTTGCGAAGGGAGGCGATCTCCTCCTCACGCAGATGGTTGACAATCGTCGTTGCAATACTACGAGCGAAATCTGTGGTCGAAGCCATGTGTTACTCCTAGAGAGCCCCGTCTTTAACCAGCTGTGCCCGAAGGCGTTCCTCAAACGACTGCTTCGGGCGTGGTGCCCGGGGCTCCGTTGCCCCGCCGCTCCTGCTCGGCGCTCTGGTCGCACGCTCGCGCAGGAACTGCATGTTCTGTTGTGCCACTGGGGCCGCTGGCGCCTCATGGGCTGGTGCAGGCGCTGGCACCCCAGCGGGCCCCTGCGCCATCGACTGTTGCATTTGCTGATACCGCATGTTCAGAAGATCGCGCTCCAGCATCCCGGTGGCGTACTGCCATCGGGCCTGCGGATCGGCAATCCCTGACTGGGCTGCGTGTTCGATGTAGGACTGAATCGCCCGGCCTTCCGGACTGATGTTGCCCTGAGCGTCATAGAGCCAGTCAGCGTTCTGCTGCTCCAGGCTCTGGACGTAGTTTTGTGTGGTGTACTGGCCAAGCTGCTGCTGGACCAGCTCTTGAGCCTTCTGCATCGCCACTTCTTCGATGAAGGGCTTGAGCGTCCCTTCCGGATCCGTGACGAACTTCTTGGCGAACTGGGCCGTGTAGGCCTGGTAGTCGCGGATGGCCGACTGGGCCTCAAACGGAGCATCGGGAGCGATGACCTCGCGGCCCGTCTCCGGATCGCGAACGATGTACTGCTTCCAGGTGTCCTTGACCTGCGGGGGGTCCCACCACTTGGGCTTGGCGGGCTGGGCAGGTGCTTGGGCCTGGGCTTGCGCTTCCTGCCACTTGCGGAACTGATCGGCGTTCCGGGCGTAGTCAGCCGTGATGGACTGGTACTGGCGGAGCTGCTGCTGGGCCGCCTGGTAACCCTGGCGGCTCTGGTACAGATCGCGTGCGATGGCGACGTCGTCTTGGCCGGAATACTCCGGCAGCGACTTGAACGCATCCCACACGTTCTGCTGTGGTGCGGCTTGCTGCGGCGAGTTGTCAAAGGACTGCGAGGGAGGAGGCGACTGAGACTCAGGTGCCGGGGACGCTTCCTGACTCTGGACGACTTCTTCGCTCATCTCTTTCCTTTCAAGCGGCTAGGGGGTGCCTGTGGAAAGAGTGCCCGTCGTCTCCAGTGCGTAATCCGATTTTTGCGTTACCGTCCCCACTCAGTGCTGAACAGAACGCCGTTCTGGCGATCCTGAAGCTCGCGCGCCATCCGCATCTGACGCTCCGCAGACTCACGCTCCATCTGCAGACGCTTCAGCACGCCTTCCTGACGCAGGGCCTCCATCTCCTTCTCATGCTGCAGGCGGCGTTGTTCGCGGGCCTGGGCGACGCGGGAGTCCAACTCATCGCCCATCGCGGACATAACGTCCGACGCCATGCCGCGGTGCATGGCCATCTGCTGCATTGGGTTAAACATGGAACCTCCACTCTGTTGCTGTTGCGGGCGAGAGAAACGGGCCTGCGGCGCAGCCTGTCGCGGGGCAGGGGCTGCAGGTTGCTGAGGCGCCTCTTTGCCCTTGCGGGCGTCCATGTCCTCCAGCATCTGCTCTGGAGTCTCGTACATGTCGGACGAGACGTCCTGCTGGCGGATGTACCCGCCCATGCCGGCAAGCCGCTGCAGCGTCTGCAGGCTGGCGCCGGGGTTGTTGCGGACCAGCTCCTGTAAGTCGGCGTAGTAGCCCTTCTTGGGTGGTTGATACTTGGCCATTACGTATCAATGCCCTCAGCGGGTGTTTCCTTGCCCCACTTCCCCACGGGGCATTCCTGGTCCGCCCATGAGAGCTTGGAGATGTACTTCTTGGTGCGGCTGACCGGACACCCGCATTTCTGGCAGGAGTTGTCCTTGAAGAACTCGCACCCCTGGCAGATGTCATGCCGCCGTAGGATCTCGGCGTCGGAGGCCATGGGCATCCCCGCAGCCACATGCTTGGCCGATGCGACGGCAAAGTTCTTCACCTTGGTCAGGAACGATGGGGCGTCCTCCCTGGCGATAGGCATGACGGGAGAAGCAGGGGTCGGCTGGCCATCGCACGGCCGCTCCTGCAAATCCCCTTGCTCGTCGTAATATTTTTCAATGCAGGCCATATCAGTCGATTGTCAGCGTGGAGGTGGCCGAATCGTAAGTTCCGGTGGCGGTAGTTCCGGTCAGCGTCACCGAGGCGTAGGTGTTGACTGTCGGGCCATCCAGCAGTACGTATTCGGCGCCTGTTGCTGGGTTGCCTGAGAACGCCACCGTCAGCGAACCGCTTGTAAATGTTGCCGACACCGCCAGGCCGCCGGGGTTGCTGATCGGTTCATTGGCAATCACCGTCCCGCCCGTGATCGACAGACTGCCGGTCATGCTGTTTTGGTTGATCGTCAGCGTTCCCGATTCATTGTCGATGCCGCCGGACCCGGACAAATCTTCCACGGTCAGGGAGCCGTTGCCGTCCAAGGTCAGCGTCCCCAGGACGCGCAGTTCGTCCAGCGACTGCGAGGACGGTGGATCTCCCGTGTCATACCAGACGGTTAGCGTCGAATTAAACGCCGTCACGGGCGTGGACGGGTCAATGCCATCGCTGGTTTTTGTGACCCTTAGCGATGTATTGCTCTGGAGCGTCAGGCCGCCGCTGGCGGAGATGACCGTACTAAACCCGCTAACGGCGCTGCCAAACGCAATACGGACTTCTCCGGATGTGTACAGCCCGCCAGGGTAAAAGATTTGCGCTGTGCCTGCGTAGCCTATCGCGCCAATTGTCACATTTTGGTTTGCTGGCGAGAGATTTGTATCGCCGGCCCAGAAGTTTGAAAATTCGACCGTACCGCCCGTGGCAGCCACCAGAGTCACGCCGCGGCGCATGCGGAGAACGCCCCCGGAGAACGTCGCCGTACCGGAAGTGTTGGCACCGCCGATCAGCACCGCCTGCGTGCCGCCCGAGGCCCCCACATCAAAACTTGCAGTCGTATTGACGCTTTGCTCCAAAAGTAACGCCGCGATCCCGCTCGCACCCACAGCCGTGTCCCCGATGGCAACCGGACTTCCGACCGCCGCGGCATTGGCCACCTGCATGGTGCCGCCCTTGACGGTCAGTGTGCCGTTGAAATCCTTGCTGGTGGCGTTCATTCTCCACAATCCGATGCCTTCTTTGACAACGTTGCAAACGTTGCTGCCAGCGGGGTCGCTGATTCGTCGGATTTCGTTGAGGTGCGTGCTGGAGCCGGACAGCGTCAGCGTCCGGTCGCAGGTGCCGGATTGCGTGATGGTGCTTGTCAGGACCAGGGGACCAGATCCATCTGCCTGGATGGTCGCGTCCCAGAACAGCGTCAGGTTGGCGGTCGTAGTCGCCCCAGACCCGGTGTAGACCAGCGTAGTCGCACAGTCCTTGTCGCAGTCACTGAGGCTCCAGTTCAGGCCGTTGCAGGCCGAGAAGTTCAGCGCCTCGGTGGTTGTCTCCACTTCCTCCCAGCAGACAGTCACATCCACGCGGTGGAACGTGGAGCCGCACGGAATCGGTTCGATCTCAAAGCGGTCCCGGCACAGCGGGAAGGTGACCGTAAACGGGCATCGCTTGCCGGGTTGTCCCACGGGCACGCCATGCACGCGGATGGGCGAGTCGGTGGTCCCTGTCACAGTGGCACGGACAGTGCCCTGGAAGGCAGGGGTGCGTTTGTTGTAGGGCTGAATGAAGATCAGCCCGGCCCCAGAAGACTGCTTTGTCTCGCAGCAGTTCTCCGAGAATGGCGACCGGCAATCGCCTTCTCCGGGGCATTCGGTACTACCCAGTCCGCCCCACAGCCCGCCGGCCGCAAAGCAGTCGGCCTGGGTAGTCTGCCCCTGGGAAACACCGTCAACGCAGCACTCCCCGAGACAGCCCGTCTCGCAGGTTTCCGCCGTGTACCCAAGACACAGGGTGGAGTAGGTGATACCGCAGCCCACGTTTCCCGCGGAGTCCTCGCCGCAGCACGCCACCGGACAGCCCAATGAACAGCAGGCGGTGTTCCAGGTGTAGCCCTCGCCTGTGCAGTTGGAGTACACGGTGTCCGTGCATCCGCCGTCACCGTCGCAGCACTGACCAGGGCATTCGCCGTACTCATTCTGAAGCGTCACCGATCCACATTGGGGACAACACAGCGCGGCCAGGACATCCTCGGTTGTCTCCCGGCCACCGTTCAGCTCCGGGTCAAAGAACTCTGGAGGGACGCAGCCACAGCACTCAAGGCTGTCGCCCCAGCGGTGGAACGTCCAGCCTTCTGGGCATGGAGCGTCTGGGTCAGCGTCGGAATGCCAGGTGCCGTTACAGCAGTAGCCTTCCCCGGAGTACCACACGCCACCGCAGCACCCACCCGTACCAGTCTGCCAGACGCCCGCACAGCAGACCCCAGAGCCAGTCTGCCAGACACCGCCGCAACAAGTGCCAGAGCCCGTCCGCCAGGTGCCGTTGCAGCACACCCCGCCACCGACGCGCCAGACGCCCTCGCAGCACACGCCCACCAGGCGGGGATACTCACCGCCGCAACAGTCGGGCTCCGGGGAGTTGCACTCAGAACAGCAGCACGCACACGGCATAGGAAGCCTCCAGACGCCCGATCCTAGTAGACAAGTGTCCACAGGCGTCACGGGAGGCTAGCGGGCGTTAAAACGCACACCAGAGGCTCTGGCGACACGCGGTGGGAAAGTGGAGCGGCGGGCGGGTGGAGGCGGGAATGACCGGGGGAAACATGTGGGGGCCACGGGGGTGAAAAAAGTCAGGAGGGGAATTGACATGATCCTGCGCGGCGACTGGGGGGGCTTGGGGGGCTACCTTTCGGCAAGGCTAACCCTCCAAGCCCCTTTCCCTAAGTCTAGCACTGGCAAGGCTTTCGCCGTTGCTGTCAGTCTACCCTATCGGCTTTCGTTTTCGTAAGGTTGCCAACCGGGGCCGGTTTCAATCCCCGGCCCGGGTTGGCATGCATCGGCTACTCCACCCCAAACCCGCACGCCTCCCGCACCAAATCCCGCACCCCCGGAAGCCCGATTGCCCGGGCGATTCTGTACGCCTTGCCTGCATGCTTGGGCGTCCGGGCGATCCGTTCCACGGCCATTGCAACGGATTCGGGCGTAGGGTTGTGCCGTTGCCGCATCCGCTCCCGCATGGCGATCCGCTCGCCGGTAATCGCACGCCTTGCCGCTCGCCGCTGCCCGGTGCGGCCTTGCCAGTTACTCCGTTCCATAAAGCGGCGCACGCCGCACAGGGCGGAAGCGTGCGCCCCCCGGGGGATTCTGGGCGTGCGGTTCTCAAGCCAGAACATGTAGGCCGTGCTGGCCGCTTCTTGGCATCGCTCCTCCAAGCCCGCACGCTCGCGGGCCGTGCGGGCTTCCGGCATGATCGACCTACGGGCCGCACGCAGGAAGTATTCCCGTACTTCCCCATGATACTCCGCCGGGAGGTCGCCCGGGATGTAAGCCTCACGGGGGAATCGGCATACCATACCTTGCACGTTCAACATGGCCTTATCTCCTTTACATCGAATCCCGGGGAACGCTCCCCGCATGCCATGTACAGTATCGTATATAGGCCGCATGGTCAACAAATAATTCTGCACGCTCGCGGATTATTTTTTCTGGCATCGGCCTATATGACAGCGTAACGCGTGTGGCGTATATGATACGCTTCACGCGGCGAGAATGATACGTTCTCGCCCGCTGCCTGTAGTTATATACTACGGGCAGTGGTGGTCGTACGCTGGCCGATGATATGCGGCCCGCATGCGGGAAAGATTTTGCGAAAGATTTTTTCCTGCGTGCGGCCTATATCATCTTGCGGCCCGCGTGCGGCCCGTGTGCCGGGAGTAAACGGTTTACTTCCTGCGCATGCGGGCAGCGACTGGGTTCGCTTCCGAGCAGGTCGGCGGTGGCACAGCGTAGGGCGAATTGTAAGTCCCGAGCCGAGGCCATGGCACATAACAGTGTCGCCTGCTTGGAAGCGAGTGCAGTAGCAGCCGCAACAAACGGAGGTGCATGATGTAACACCCCGTGATTCAATCCGGCTCCGTGGCCATTGCTGCGGGCGGGTTGCGATTCACGGCCACGGAGCCGCGCAGAAACCTACTGCGCTGGGGGAACACATACTCCCCAAGTCGGAAATAGGGTGCCGGTGCTGATTCCGGCAAGGCCGAAACCTGCCATCGGGCAGGTCTACCCGTGATGCGGGTACTGATGAGGCCACTAACCTCGGGAGGTGTCATGCCGAAAGGTAATGACCATGCCCTGGTTGTGATGGCTGCTCTCGCAGACCCTCTCCGCAAACTTCGGGAGGCTGGCAGCGTTGCCGTGCCGTCCGATGATCTTGCGGTGCAGGCTGTGACGGGCTGCCTCAATGCCAGGACTGGACAGTGGCGGGCAACCAAGCCTGCCGATGAGACTGCCGGATTGCTCTGGCAGTTGGTCAAGTTTCACCGCTCGGGCGGCAGCCTTTACGGGTGGCCGTTCTTTGCAGACGAGCGGCTGCGGGATGAGTTGGACACGCTGGCGGTGGTGCTGCTGGGCGGGCAATCGTCCGCTGCGGCAGCCTGGCAGCGGGCTCTTTCCTGACGGGATTCGATCCCGGGCAGTAGGCGGGGATTCCTGCTGCCCGGGTTCGGTTGCCGTTTCTACGGTGTCCGAATAGCCCCCTCTGGGCTGACATCAAAACTCCCTGCGATCAGCAGCGGGAGTAGTGCGCATGCACCGCAGTGGGCATGCAGAGGTGCCAGAGGGTGCTATTCGGCTGCCGTTCGGTAGTCGATCTCACGGAGGTGCGTATGGTCGCAAGATCACGCACCGCCAAGCCGCTCGGTGTCATTCTGCACCGAGGCCGGTCGCCGTTCGACGGCTCGCCCTATGTGGTCATCATGCCACTGGGCAAGTCTGGGAACATTAAGACCGGCAAGATGCTCCAGACCTACATCATTAGGTCGCATGTGCATCCGGTCCAGGCGGTGCGCACGGGTGGCGATGGTGCCATCTGCGGCACAGGCGAGCATGCCTGTCCGCTGCAAGGGCTGATGGTCCGGAAGCGCGGCAAGCGTAAGTTCCGGGCCTGCTATGTCAACGTCGGGCAGGGTCCAGCCATGGTCTATGGGGCGTTCCGCAGGGGACGCTATGTGGACTATGTGCCGGCACTGCATGACGAATACATCCGGGGCCGCAAGGTGCGCTTTGGCACATACGGCGAGCCGGTGCTGATCCCCCTGGAGCTGGTGCAGCATCTGGCCAGTCTTTCGGCTGGCTGGACGGGCTACACCCACCAGTGGAGCAATCTGGCGTATCGGGACTACCAGCGGTTCCTCATGGCGTCAGTCCATGGGAAGCGCGGGCCTTGGTCCCGGGAGCATGCCAAGAGTCTCGGCTGGCGGACGTTCCGCACCATGCGGGATGGCGAGCCGGACGATTCGGAGGTTCTCTGCCCGGCATCCGCCGAGGCCGGGAAGCGGCTGACCTGTGAGACATGCAACCTGTGCGACGGTGCCGGGAGGCGCAAAGCCGGGCTGCAACTGGTGGACGTTTACATCCCAGGGCATGGTGGCAAGGCGATTATGACCGCCATCAAACACCTGCCCATTCTTCAGGCGTGACATGGAAATGTGCCCCGACCGCCCACCATTTCGGTCGGGCAATCCTTATGTGAGGTGTGAAATGAGCCAACCTGACTGGGAGTGCATTGCCAACATTGGCGATGCCAACCCGATTGACCATGGGGGCAAGTTCATCCTGGTGGATCGGACAGGCGTCTATCCCCCAGAGATGGAGGTTCTGGAGAAGGAATACAACCACCGCAACAGTTGGCTGGTGTGGCGGTTCCCCATGGAGCCGCATACCTACATCCGGGGCGTGCTGTCAGACAATCCGTACCATCCGGACACGCCGGTCTGGTACGCGGATGACATCAAGTCCGTGGCTGAGACATGCGACATGACGCCAGAGTCGCTCATCAATGCATTGTGTTCGCATGATGCCAGGGAACGGGCGGAAGGCTACTACTGCCTGTTCACCTGCCTGTCTGCGGACAACTTTGATTCCTACCCGCTCATCTTGGATAGGGAAGAGGCGGAAGAGCGGTATTCCGAGGCTCCCTACAACGTGGAGGTGTGACATGAGCAAAGACCTAGGCGAAACCGTCGCCAAATACTTCTACGGTGATGGCAAGTGGGTGTCTGTATACGCCTGCTACCCAGACATGGAAGCCTACGACAATCGTCGCCCAGACTTCTGGGATGTGTATGACCAGAACGGCATCTGCCTGAATGAGGGCGATGCGTTTTATTCCATGCCCACCTGGGGCGATGTTTTCAATTCCTACATCCAGCAGGAGGTGTGACATGGCCGACTACGACTGGCTGGGATACGGGCTGTTGTTGAAGTTCGACAACGGCACCGTGTTCATGCAGGGCGATGAGGCATCCGACCTGTACGACCAACTGGAAGCCTGTGGTACAGGCGAAGAGATCGACCTAATCCTTGGAGACTACGCCGAATTGGCGGAGGAGGAGTGACATGCGGATCGATGATGCCATCGCAGAGTTGCGCCGTCTCAAAAAGACTGGCGTTCGCAGTGTCTTTGCTACGTGGTGGACGGCCGAGGATTTCAGCCGCACAGACGATGCGGCCTGGGAGTACGACAGCAACTACGCAGAGCGGCACATGGACTGGTCAAACGCCCATGATGCCATATCGGAACTGATCGAAGGCAGCGAGGAGGAGGTGTGATATGAGCGAACGGTACAACGGCTGGACGAACTACGAAACGTGGCTGGTCAACCTGTGGATCGACAACGATCCCGGCACGCAGGACTACTTCCGAGAGCAGGCCGATGTGTTCTACCAGGCCGCTGCCCCCAGCAAACTGTGGACACAGGCGGAAAACGCCACGTTTCGCTTTGCGGAGTACATCAAGGAACACCATGAGGCCAACATGCCGGAACTGCCGAGCGTCTACGGCGATCTGCTGGGCGGTGCGCTCGGCGCTGTGAACTGGCAGGAGATCGCCAAGCATCACATCGATGCCGTCCTAGAGGAGGACTCCAATGCGACGAGTTGAGACATACAAGGGCTCCAAGGATTTCGTCCTGGCCCTGGAACCTGATGATCTGGACAGCCTGCGGCCCACCTTCGACCGCGTGCGGTTGGAGTGGGCGAAGGAATGGCAGCGGCGAGGCAGCCGGGATGAGGGCTCATGCTGCCTCGGAGTTGGGGTGTCCGTGTACTGCCTGCGACCGGGCAAGCGTAAGCCCGAGCGCAAGCAGGTCATCTCATGGACATGGACGCAGGGTGATCTGGAGGCAGAGCGGACCCGCCACCTGCCACTGGGAATGCTCGCGGAGCATGGTGTGCTGGGTGTGTACGACTGTGGCCGGATGGACTAACGGAGGTGCGTGATGCCTGAGAAGGTCTGGGAGTTTACGTTCATGTGCGTTCAGGCTGCCGAGACATATGAAGAGGCTCTTGGTGCGGCCTGGGAATATCTGGCAGAGCAGGCCGACAAGGGTGACCTGGAGCCAACGGCCTCCCGAGAACTAGACGAGTCTGAGTACACGGAGGCCGACGATGTGTCCGATGTGTGACTGCTGCGAGGTGGCCTGGGCTGCCCCGCTTGGTTCTCTCTGGCATGCCTGCTGTCGGGCATGTGGTATGCTGTACACCTTTACACCGGAGGAGTGCGATGAGTGAACTGCACTTGCTCATGCGGGCCCGTGCCCTCATTGATGAGGCGCTGTGGGCCCACATCTACGACGAGGAGAACGCGGAGGAGCGCGAGGCGGCAGTCAATTCCGCGTACGCCGACTGGCTGTACGACTTCGGTGCGTATCTCATTGGCAAGGAGGCCAACGATGTGGTCAGTGCGAACACGGAAGGAAATCCTGGCGACGTTCGATGATCGCTGGGAGGCAGAGGAATGGATGCGGACTTGGCGTTCCATCCATGGGCATCGGGTGTACCTAGTGCGAACGGAGAATTGAGATGGCTGCACGCAAGCAGGCGAAGGAATCCAAGCAGGATCATGTGGTGATTGCGCTCAAGCGGCGTGGTCTGAATGTGTTCACGGATGTCTACGGCCCTTTCACCAAGGCCAAGGCTCATGTGTTCGCATCTCACCATCAGCGGTTTGAGGGGGACGAATGCACGGTGGAGCAGATGGAGGCTCCGTGCAGCCACAACCAGTGGATCTTTGAGGGAGTTTCCTGAAAGGAGTCAGCCGTGAAGACGATAGTCCATGTCAATCAGCACATCATCAAGGCCAACGACAAGCACGGGATGCGTGACCCTGTCCTGACGGTGAAGACCTACAAGGACAATCGCTACGCCCACTCCGTGCGGATCGATGGACCATGCGTTGTGCGCTATGAACCTGACTGTCCGCTGGCCTGTGGGGCCAGGGTGTGGATCGAAACCGAGTGCAATGTGGAGGTTGCGTGATGAGTTATCGCCCCATGTTTCTGGTCGGGCGTGAGTGGGCTGGCAATGCCCTGCGTTTTGCCACTCATGCCGAGGCCGAGCAGTCGGCCTTGGAGTTGATGAGCCGGTGGTTCATGCCATCGGACTACCGAGTGGACGAGGTGGATGATGAGGTAAACTATGGGTTCGATCCTGAACGCGGGAACGTCCCGCTGGAGGTGATCAATGCCAACGATTGAACTGACCGACGCGCAGGCCGATGACCTGCGTGATCTGCTGGAGGATCGCATCACCTACCTGACTGGTGAGATCAGCCGGGCCGATCCCGTGGAGGAGGTGGCTTTGGAGAACCAGCGATGCTCGCTGGCTGACATCTTGGACCTACTGGAGATTGCGTGATGACCTTTGAAGAATGGGAAGACACGCGGGTGCGTGCGCAGGACGGCTTCAAGGAGTGGCTGATGCGCGATCACTTCGGCTACTTGCCGGCCGGATGGCAAGAGGTGTGGACATACGCCCCGGGCATCATCGTCCGGCTGGATAGCGACACATACTTCACGCACATCGGTCGGTCGGAGTACACGGGATCGCGTGGCGATGTGGAGCGGCGGCTGTGGGACGATTACGCCAAGCATGAGGTGGGATGATGCGGGTACTAGACCTGTACTGCGGAGCGGGGATGGCGGCAGATGGGTACTACGATGCGGGGTTCGATGTGGTCGGGTGGGATGTGCGGCATCAGCCGAGCTACCCGTTCCAGTTCCATCGGGGCAGCGCCTTGGATGCCTTGGAAGATCGGGCCTACCTCCAGACGTTCGACCTGATCCATGCGTCCCCTCCATGCCAGGCCCACACCAGGGCCAAGCATCTGCGGGAAGCCCAGGGTGGCAAGAGTAAGTACGATGACCTGCTGACTCCCACCCTGGAGTTACTGCGAGACTGCGGCGTGCCGTGGGTGGTGGAGAATGTGGTCGGCGCACCCGGGATGGAGGGTGCGGTGATCGAATGCGGCTCGGCCTATGGGCTCAAGGTCCGCCGGCACCGCCTGTTCCTGGCGTCCTTCCCACTGGTCGGGTCAGGCTGCAAGCACAAGGAGCAGGGCAAACCCGTGGGCGTGTACCACGTAATGGGCGACACCTGCAAAGGGGTGTGCAAGAAGACTGGCAAGCTGGTGATCGGCGGCTCCACTGCACGCACCGTTGAGGAGGGGCGTGCCGCCATGGGGGTAGACCGTGCGATCACATGGAACGAACTGAAGGAAGGCTTCCCGCCTGCGTACACTCGCCACGTTGGCGAGCAGGCGATGGCCTATCTGTTGCGGAGGGTGGTGGCATGAGCGACATCGACTACGAACAGTTGCAGCAAGAAGAGATGCTGTGGCCGTGGATCAATGACCCCAGCGAGGAGCCTGGGGATTATGAGTGGGACCATGAGGAGGACGAGTGATGCCATTTGCTGACAGTGAATACCCCAGCATCCTGCGGGGGAGAGACAAGAGAGAGAGCCAGCGGCTGATGGCGGCGGCACCGGAGATGCTGCGCGCCTTGCACCGCGTCATTGCTCAGTGCCATTGCGCCTTGGATTATGTCGGCGTGGACGATGCTCACACGCTACAGCGGGCGATGAACCGCGTCGGCAACGCTCGCAAGGTTTGCGAGGACGCCATTGCACTAGCAGAAGGGAGGGAGTGATGGGCATTACCAATCCGTCTGCCGCGTGCGAATTGCACAGTGCGTTGGCTGACATGCTGGAGGAGTATGAATACGACACCGAATGCCATGAGCAGTCCGGGATGGACTCCCATTCGCAACGCGACATCATTCTGCGGGCGAAGCAGGCTATCGCTCACTTCACTGGAGAGCCAGTGGCGCCGTGCTACTGGGAGGCCGAGGACTACGAAGAACCGGAGGATGCGTAATGCCCCACACACCAGGCCCATGGTCTGTGCTGCCAACGCCGACCGACTCTCACCACACCCACAAGATCATGTACGACTGCGTGCAGGCTCACCGCCGGATCGGTGCGGTGTGCGGGGTGTTTGCCAAGGAGGACGGCGAGGCGGATGCCAATGCCCGACTGCTAGCTGCGGCACCGCTGCTCCTGGACGCCTGCAAAGAACTGCTGATCTACCTCGGGGACTGGGATGACCTGGAGGATGAGACATGCCGGGCGGCACGGCATGCGATTGAGTTCGCTGAAGGAGGGAACCCATGGGAAGGATCGACGGGTGGACTGACCAGACAGTAGACTACGCTATCGCCTTGCTTGTGCAGGCGGAGCGAATTGTGCGGGATGTGGAGCCGGATCTTTACGAAAAGATTCGGCGTTTTCTTTTGGAGGAGGCATGATGATCACACTGACACTGACTCCGCAGCACTTCCTGTACATCAAGGATGCAGTGGAGCGTGACTTGGAGGAGGCCCGTGACCAGATCATGTTCGGGCCGGACGATGACAACGCCACCCATGTGTTCAACCAGGCACGGGTGGTGTTGAATGTGCTGAAGGATGTCGAACAGAAACAGGTGGTTCCTTTTTAAGGAGGTGAGTGATGAGCCAGTGGTTTGACGTTGATCGGGATGGTCTGGCTGCAATCCTGGAGCGGCGCGGCAAGTCGTTCGCCATCGCCGAGCTGGTCAGCAACGCATGGGACAGCGGCACCGACAGGGTGGCCATCACCATGACGCCCGTAGATGGTCGGCCCGCGGTGGACATCTCGGTGGAGGATTGGGGCGAGGGATTCGATGACCTTGCACACTCCTACACCATGTTCGCCAAGTCTCGCCGAGCTGGGGATGCGGAGAAGCGCGGACGCTTTTGCCTGGGCGAGAAACTGGTACTGGCCATCTGCTCCAGTGCGTCCATTGTTAGCACCAGCGGTGGCATTGTCTTCGACGGCGGCGAGCGCAGGAAGACTCGCGCCAACCGCGAAGTCGGGACGCTATTCCAGGCGTGCATGAAGATGACGCGCAGCGAGTACGAGGATGCGGTGGATTTCCTGCGCCGCACTATCCCGCCTGTTGAAACCACCCTTAACGGCGAGGCCATACGACGCGGCGATTCACTGTGCCGATTCTCATGCCGCCTGCCTACGGAGATTGCCGACCCCGATGGCAACCTGCGCCGCACCATGCGAACGTGCGACGTTGAGGTGTACGACGGCTCGGATGGTGGCGAGATCCTTGAACTTGGCGTTCCTGTTGTTGAGTGCGACATGCCGTACCGTGTCAATGTGCTTCAGAAAATCCCTCTGAACATGGACAGGGACAATGTCACGCCGGCATTCTTGAAAGCCTTGCAGGCCGAGGTGCTGAACCACATGCACAACACACTCACAAGCGAGCAAGCATGCGAGGCGTGGGTTGCCGAGGCAGGGGCCGATGCCCGAGCCACAACCGAGGCCGTGTCCAGCGTGGTGCGCCAGCGGTTCGGCGAGCGTGCCGTGATCGCGGTGCCCGGTGACCCTCTGGCCAACGCGCAAGCCGAAGCCAGCGGCTACACCGTGGTTCATGGTGGTGCAATGAGCAGCGGCATGTGGGCCAACGTCCGCAAGGGCAATACCCTGCTGCCTTCCAGTAGGGTCTTCCCAACACCGAGCGCCGAGCAGTTGTCGAAGTCTGCCTCGCAGGGCGCATGCCCGACGTGCGGGCGGTGATCGATTGTTTCCACAGCCAGGAGGTAGCCGATGTCCCGAAGTGATCCTAAGACCTGGGCCTACCGTGGCCGGGTGATCGAAGAGGACTTTGAGAGTTGGGCTGATCGGTCCAAGGAAATCTTTCTGAAGACACGGACGGGCTACATCATCCGTGCCCACAACTACACGGATGCGAATGATGGGCCGTTTGTTCCTGGGAAATATCGCACGCTGGCGGAGGCGAAGCGAGGGGTGGATGAAGTTCTAACAGAAGGGGTGTGGTGATGACTGACATTGAAGTGATGCAGTGGTTCTTTGACTTGGAGAAGGTGGCTTCCGGATTCAACTGGCCGGTCAATGCGTCCGGCATGGCCGAATCCAAGCGCGGGCTTGACGCCGCAGTGCAGGCCAAGTCGCCTGCCGACGATGTCCTGGCTGCGTACAAGCGGTTCGCAGCGACCATCGGGCCAACGGCCATGAGCCTGCTGCTTCAGTCCGATGACGCCTTCCCGGAGGTCAACCACTCGGGCAAGCCGACGCCACCCAGCGATGGTGCCGTCACGTTGTATGTCGATCCTGACGGCAAGCGTGTGCTTGCCAAGTCTACCAATGTCTGGGGTGCCGCCCCGGAACTGTCTGTCTGCTAGGAGTCTCTCATGTACAGGGATGTACTAAGGCTGCTTCACATCCTGGCAACTGCCATCCTCGTCCTGTTGGCGGGGAGGTTGCAGGATATCTGTTGGCATATACTACTGGAGGTTCGCAAGTGAGTCCGGTCGCTGATTTCATGGTCGGTTGCGTCATCATCTTCTTCCTTGGCTGGTGGTCTAGCTCGCAATGATTCATCTATACGCTCGGGTATCTACGGACAAGCAGGAGAACGGCCGGGAGGCGCAGACCAAGCGGCTCCTGGACTGGGTTACTGACAAGGAGCATCGGCTGTGGGTGGACGAGGATGTCTCCGCCTACAACGTGCGACTCCACGCCCGGCCGTTCGGGAAGCAGATGTACGACGCCTTGCAGGCAGGCGACACGGTGGTCATCACCAAGATCGACCGTGCCTTCCGCCGGATGTATGACTTCGCCGTCACCCGCGAGCAGTGGGAGAAGCTCGGCGTCACCCTGGTCATCTTGGACCTGCCGTCCAATCTCTCGGGCCCGCACGGCAAGTTCTTCCTGTCCGTAGTGGTGGCAGCCGGCGAGCTGGAGTCCGACATGCACGGCCAGCGGAAGCGGGAGGTCTACGCCTACAAGCGCAACAGCGGCCTACCCTATGGTCCGCTTCGCCCCTATGGCTGGTCAGTGCGGAAGACCAAGGCTGGCCTGGAGTGGGAGCCTGACGAGCAGGAGCAGGCTGTCTGCCACCGTGCCCTGGCCATGCGAGAGGAAGGCAAGAGCCTATACCAGATTGCTATCGCCCTGATGGACGATGGCGTGCGGAAGCCGCGGAGGAAGAAGGGCTGTTCCGATTACTACCACGTAAAGGATGTTCACCTGATGGCCCGCGCGGCGAAAGCCGGATTTCCAAGGCTTCCGCGAGACGAGCTGCGAGGGCCCGGCTACGAACAGAGGCTAGCCGCAATGAAATCCGGTGGTCGGCCGCTATAGTCCGCAGCGTGTGGCCATTCTGGAAACGATCCGTGGCCAGGTCGGCGTCGGGGCCGAGGTCATCGATGGCCATCTGCAAATAGTCCGGCGACTCAATGACCGGGAGCAAATCGCTGGCTTCCTCCAGGCTGATCTTCCAGTCGGCGGGCTGGCGGTTCTGCTTGCGGATCCACTTGTACATGGCGTTCATGCACGCCCGTGCGAAGTACGCCTTGGGGTACGGCAGCTTGGTCTTGTCGTACGTGCGGGCTGCCTTTGTCAGGGCCAGGAATCCCTCGGCCTCTAGGTCAGGCAGCAGCACAGACTTCTGCCAGCCTGGCCGGGCTTTCAGAAAGAACTTCGCCAGCATCCGAGCTAGCGGGATGTACTCAATGACGAGTGTCTGTCGATGCTTTGAGAGCCGCGATCTCTTTTTCATGCTCGTCCAGTCTGTCCTCATGTTCCGCCAGTGCTTCGCGGAGTTCCTGCACCATCTCGGGCAGGCTCTCCACCGCATTGGCAATCACCGCCACCTTGGCGTGGATAGAGAACGCCCACGGTATCACCGCTGCTACGGCGCTCATCACCACCAGCCACATCTCCACCTCAGACATCGCTGCTCCTCCGAATCATGGACACCAACATGAGCCCAGCGTAGGGATGCAACTGCCCCTCTTCGACATGCAGTTTGATCATCCGGACGGCTCGGTCTGATTCTTCGGGGGGAAACTGATAGATGTGCGTGTGTCCATCCAGTGTGGCGATGAGTCGATGAGTGCGTCGAACGCCTGACTCCGAATGGCCTTCATGTCCTTCCGATCCAAAATCCATTTGGCGATCCAGTTGCTGACGAGCGAGATGAGGACAGGCAGGACGAAGATGATGAAGAAGCTGCCGCATTCCGGGTTGGCCTTGAGGTAGGTTTCCTTAATGCGGCGGCGATACTCCCGCATAGAAACCGCCCCATCCGGCACCACCAGCAGGCCCACAAGTGCCACCTCTCTGGCATGCCTACTGATTCCCCGGGCACCGGATTCGTACAGGCACTGATCGGCTACCTCGGTGGCAAGCATTTCCCATCCACGCACTTGAGGACTGACGGCGGGTGAACCACCGCCCCCTTGGTCTTGCACTTGCAATCAGGCGGGCAAGGGCAGGGGGTAGAGTGGCCGTCGCCGTGGACGATGCGGCCGTTCTTGCAGGCGCCGCAGCATTGCTTGCTCGGGCCCGGGAACTCCTGAGTATGCAGCACATACGCTGCTTCGACCGCCACCCTGGCTGTCATGTCAGCCGGCGAGAAGAACGACAGGATCCAGAGCAGGAGACTAGCCATGGCGGAGCAGTCCTACGGTTCCGTAGTCAGGCAGTTTCTGCGGCGGGTAGCCGTCGATGGATCCGTATGCGTAGCAGTCCTCAGCCTCCACACACACGCTCCAGTCCTCTGCCTTAGTCACTATCATCCCTGGCACCCACGCAGGGAGATCCTTGGGCCATTCCTTCGGCCGCTGATTCCACTGCCCCCAACTGTTTACGATGAAGAACACATCGAACGGCCAGAAGGTCCGAGTAAAGTCCATCCCGACCGTCGCCATTGCGTGATTCCAGCCAGGACTAACGCGCTGGTGGATGTGGTCCTTGTTGGGCGATGGCGACCACGCGGCGTACTGGCCGGACATGAGAGCGTAGCCGTTGAACAGTGCGTCAACAGCATCTGAGATCGTCCTGATCTGCCTAATGATGCCGACCTTGTTAGCCTGGCACAGGTCAAGGACATCTTTAGGCACACCGCCGGCCCGGCCCCAGCTCGCGCCGATTGCGCCCCTGTACGACGAAAGATCGACTGACGGGTATTTCTGTCGAATCAAGAACCCGTTCTTGTTTTCAAACATCGCAGCCCTTGCTGGCGACATGCCTGCCCCAGCATGACCCCTGGCCCCGTACGTTGGCTCGGTGGCTCCGCGGTCCATAAAGGATTCCGCCTCGCGTTTCACCAGGATCTCAACGGCACGGCTTGTGTCTCTTGCGTTCCGGCTTGCATGGGACGTACAGTCCGGCTCGTCCTGCTTCTCTGTGTACGCGCCTGCGTCAAGCGCTCTCAGGTATGCCCACAGTGCAGCGCGCTGCCCCTTGCCGGAGCCTGCGATATTCGGCTCGGAATAAACAGGCTGCCGCTGCGACTCCGAGAACAGCCCACGCTCGCGCGGGCTGTTGATGTAGCCCACCATGCCGAGGTTCTGGTAGGCGTTAAGCAACGAGTACGGCGTGTCTAGCTCGCTGTTATCATCCGACATGTTCTGCGCTCACAATGCGTCCAACATCTTGCGGCACTGACAGGTAGTAGATCGCCCTGGCTAGGATGCCGGCGCTGTCCTTGGCCTCTCCAAGGAGGCGGTTGCAGCCACGGCACAAGACACCCCTCACTGCCCCAGTGCTGTGGCAGTGGTCGATGTGCTTATTGCTCAGGTCTGTGAACGGCTCTTCGCAGATGTCGCACGCCTCCCTAGCACACATCCGCCGTGCGGTATCCAGCGGCAGCCTGTAAACGGAAGCCCGCGTCCTTGCGCTTGTGCATGGCCGGCACTCAGACCGCAGGCCACCCTTTCGCTTTGGATCCAGGCAGAACTCACTGGCCGGCTTTGTGATTCCGCAGTCACGGCAAGTCTTCTCGTCAAGCGTTACCGGATATCGTACCGATTCCTTGCGCGCTGAATGACATTCCTTGCATTCTTTCTGCAATCCAGTCGAATTGCTCTTCGACTTCCAAAATGCGTCCGCCGGCAGCGTTCGCTTGCATGAACCGCAAGTCTTCTCATGCACAGGAGCTGGCCTCTGCTTTGCTCTCTGTGCGATGTTTCTGCACTCCTTGCAGGTTGGCTGAAGTGCGCCCCTCACTGGACTGAAGGCACTGAACAGTTTCCATTGCCGGCACTTATTGCACTGCTTGCGGTCACTCACACTGCGCCTCCACGGCCCGCATGCCAGCCACAATCTTCTGTGCCAGCGCATCGTCTATGGCCACGTTCTCCAGCGGGTAGTGCTTGGCCAGCGTTTCCTCCACGGCCTTCGCCAGGTCGGGGTACTTGCCGACAAAGTCAGTCCCACCCACGGCCAGCCGCAGAGCGTCTTGGTAGATCGCTCGCCATGCTGCGGTGGTGGTGATCAGCCGGCCTGAGTCCCTGGCCATCACATCACCGAGCGCTCGGTAGATGGCGTTCACCTTGGCCCGGTCGGTGGAGGGAGCCGACGATAGGGCTGTAGCTACGGGACCAGTTGCGGCTGGCCGTGGGGAACCAACGAAACTGGCGACCACCAACACGGCCGCCAATGCGAGAGGGAGGTACTTCATTTGAGCAGGGCCTGGAGAAGGGCGTTGCAGGCGGTCTTCACTTCAGACGCGGACGAGGATTCCCGGATGCGGATCACAGCCTCCAGGTGCTGGAGCGTGGCGTCCTTCCTCCGCAGGATTGGCAGAGACAGGGCAGGGAGCTTGGGGATGACGAACTGCCACACCAGTGCAGCCCCGAGGGTGGCGACGGCGAGGATCTGAAACTTGGTCACAGGATTCGGGCTCCGGGAATGAACAGGGTGACGCCGGCCTGCGAGGAACGGACCTCGTAGTTCAGCAGCTTGTGCGGATCGACCAGGCCCCAGCCGTACACATGGTCACGCCCGGGCTCACCTGAGTCGCGGCAAGTCTCCGAGAGCGCCTTGGTCACGGCCGCATGGTCAACCTTCCGGCCGTCCTTCTTCTGCGCCGACACGTACAGAGACAGCACGCCAGCCACAAACGGCGCGGCCATGCTGGTGCCGCTGACCGTGGCGTATCCCTCACCAAGCCAGGTGCTGGTGATGTCCTGCCCTGGGGCAGCGACGGCAATCTCCTTGCCCCTGGAAGAGAACTCGCAGGCGTTGCCGTTCCTGTCCACGGCACCCACCGCAATGGTTTCCTGGAAGGCAGCAGGGAAGTTCACTGCCCCACCGTCATTGCCAGCCGCGCACACCACAATCACGCCCGCGGCCTGGGCCTTCTTCACTGCCTCATGCACGCGGCTGTCGGGCTTGCTGGACCCGAGCGACATGCAGACGATGTCGGCCTTGGCCTCGGTCGCATGCAGCACGGCCGTGGCCACCGCCTCGTTGCTGCCCATGCCCGAGTGGCCGAGGACTTTGAGGGACAGGATCTTGACCTCGGGTGCGATGCCCTTGGCCAGGCCGGTCTTAGCACCGATCACGCCTGCGACATGCGTACCATGCCCGAGGGTGTCGTAGACATCGGAGTCCGAGGAGAAGTTGCGGTAGTCAACCACAACGTCCTTCAGCGCCGAGTGCGGCGACACCCCGGTGTCGATCACCGCCACCGTCACGCCTTCCCCCTTGGAGGTCATCCACAGGGAGGGTATCCCATAGGAACTCACACCCCAGTCAACTCCCTCCTGGGCCGAGTGCGGCACATGGAGGAAGTCAACGCGGTATGGGGGCAGATGGACGAAGCTCATTCTCTCTTGCCGACCGCCTGGAGAATGGCAATGAGGATCGGCACCAGCACCTCAACGATGGTCTTCCAGTCGATCCCCAGAGCAGCCACCTCGGCGCCGGCGCTGAACACGCGGGCGTCATAGGAGGCAGGGGTATCCACCACCAGATCGTCCTCGCCGTCCCAGCCAAAGAACTTCGGCTGCACAGCCTCGGCTTCCAGGATGGGGAGGACCACCTGGGCAATCTCGTTGACCACCGCCCACTGAGTCAGGTACGGGGAGGTGCGGTCGAACTTCTTGGCGATCTCCACCACCTTGAGGAGAGCTTCACGGTGCTTCAGCAGCCACTGAACGATCTTCAGATTCATGTTGTTCCTCATAATCCAAACAGGCAATGGCCACCACGGCGTGGCCGGCAATGTCAGCAAGTGTCTTCCTTATATCTATTGTCCGCAAAGGACCGCGGAGGCGGCGGCACTTTTCCCCGATCCTGGCGGCCTGGTATTTCCAGGGCTCAATCCCGTCCGCTTGCACCCCGAGTGCGTTTTCCAGCGGGTTTGACTGGCATCCGTAGTACCCCCGCTTCCTGGTAAGCAGGGCATGGAGGGCGTTGCAAATCTCCAGGTAGGGGTCACCATTCAACCGACCGGGAGGAGTGCTGGATCCTGCCGTACTCGGACCAGAATGTGGCATGGTGGTAGGGGTCATCGCTGTTGTCCTCCTCGTCGTTGAGCCAGACCACCCGGGCGTGCGACCACTCCTCGCACAGGGTGTCCAGCAATACGTAATGGTCTAGGTCACTCCGAACCGCTATCGTCCCTCGCTCCAGATCGTCATCCATGGTGAAGTAGCCCAGCTCACTCTTCATCTGCCTCGGGTTGCGCAGGTAGATCCGCACCGGGAACTGGAGCGGCCACCGCTCCTGGGCCCAACGCTTCCACTTGGCCACCAATTTCCTGCGCCAGTCTTGGGGCATCGTCAAGCTCCAGAATCAGTAGCCACTTGCGGTTATTGCGTTTGTGCAGCACCACCGGCAGCCGGTCCCCAGCATCACGCCTGGCCTGGTCCAGCCAGTCATAGGGGTTGCCACGCTCGGTTCGCTTCACCTCAACATGAATGCCCTCATGGGAGGTGACGATGTCCGGCGACTCCTTGGAGCCCGAGAACTGCTGGCCGCGCCGGGCCGAGCCGCCGAGGACGCGAGCCCATTCCTTGGCAGCCTCTCGCTCGCCGCGGGCACCCTTCTGGCGAGAGTTCACTTGGCCCACCTCGCCAGCCGTCCCTGGTGGTCACGGCCATCGACACAGGTCAGCTCGGGGAACTGCTCGGCCACCAGCCGCACGCACTCAGTGACCGGCTTCTTGTCCAGCACCTTCTGGTTCTGAGACACCCAGGTTCCGAGACGGCCGTACATGGCGAAGTCACGGCGCTCGCCCTCGGTCGGCCAGTAGCAGGAGAACTTGTGATTCATCGTCTTGGTGTCGCCGCCGCTCAACATTCCTCGGGTTCCTTCCCATGCATGAGGTTCATCATCGTTTCCATGTAGTGGTGCGGCCGTTGCGATGCCACCTTCTGCTCCACTAGATAGTCCGACAGACACTCCCCGGTCTGGAGGTCGCAGAGATCCCCCAGCAACCGGCCGTACTCGTCCCTAACCCAGCCGAACGTGAGCAGCCGCAGCCGTCCATGGTCTGCGTGCAGCTCCACCCAGTCGATGATGGCGTTGTCGGCGTGTTCATCGCACCACACTCCTTCGACGGTCATGTACGTGGCGACCATCGATTGCAACTGGGGGTTCATCACCCGGATTTGAACGGTGTCTCGGCGTGTGACCCGGATGACCTGGGCCGTCAGGGGTTCCTGCGATTCCATGAACCTACGTTTCGATCTCGCTGTTCGACATACGGCTGGGGAAGCGGCTCGGGCTCATAGCCCAGGTGCTTCTTCATCTTCAGGGAGGCCAGGAACTCCGGATCGTAATACTCGGGATCACACTCTTGCTTGCAGGCCAGGAGTATACCCCTGTTCAGATCGTAAAGTCCAGTGACTTTTGAGCCGCTGTGGTAGACGGTGTGACAGTTCTCACACAGACGAAGTAGGCACCGTCTGTCATGCTTGCGACCGGCACCTTGGACCAGATGGTGGATGTCCAGCTTGCGCCGGCCGTCAGACTCGGGCCACCAGCACACGGCACAGGAGCGAAAGAGGGAGGCAAACTCTTGGAGAACCAGCCGGTCTTGTTTGTTCACTGTTGAAACCTTGGTGAGGGCGCACCGACTCCCTGCGCAAGGCAGGGAAGTCGGGCGATGCTGAAACCCCGGAGCCGGGCAGACACCGCTATGGACGCTGGTTGTTTAACGCCGCTGTGTCCAATCGAACTCCCTGACACGGCGCTGCGGTTGGCCGGTGGCCTCGGGCAAGGCGGAGTCGGCAGACCCTGTCCTTTACCGCAGAAGGGAGTCGGAGACTCCCAGTTGTGCCCCCTCTTGGCGCGTCCCTGTGGGACCAGTCGGCGGGGGGCCGAGCTTCAGGCCGGATGCCCAAACAGTGGGCTATGTACCATAGTGCCTAATGTCCTGTCTGAGGCACCTGGCGTGCGTTCTAACGCCCTTTCTAAATCCTCGCCACACGTTTCCTGGGTTTGTGCAAATACGGCCGCAAAACGCATGCTAGCAGACCTGGCTAGATACACCTGTCCACTGGGGTCTTGGGGTGCTTGATGTCGTACATCTCGTTTCCCATGACCCGGACCTCGGCCGAGTCCACATGTATCACCTGACCGTCATCGAAGTGATGGACAACCCACACCGAATTGAGGGCAGGCCCGTAGTCAATGACCAGCAGGGCAAAGCCTTCGCCCATGGGGGTGGCAACCCAGATCGGCGGGTGTAGCTGGAGCATCATTTGGCCATCATCCACAGGCCGATGTTGGCCATGGCATAGGACGCCCAGGTAATAAACCCTGGTACGTTCTTCTTACATAACTGCTCGCACGCCACGTAGGCGTAGATGCACATCGTCAATAAGATTAGATGTCTACTCATGCTGCTAGGTGTCACCTTCTGCCAGTTGCCGTGCAGTCTCGCTTAATGGTCGGCCCCGCCTCGCCTACATCAGCGACGGCTTCATTAGGAATCACCCAGCCGTAGCGTGTGTCCAGCCACACGCCGTCGCGCGTGTATCCGTAGCACATCGGCCCCTCCAGGCCAGGAGTCGCTGCCGAGTCCTGCGGTGTCTCTGCGTCACTCATGCGATGCTCCTGATCCTGCGTGTTCTCAGCCCAATCGCTCCAGCAGTGCTTGCAGCGTTTTCGCGTGATCGCCCGCCCCGTAACCGGCGTACCACGCAATCGCCTCCCGCTCCTCGTCGGTGAGCCGCAGGCGCTCCACCTCCGCGTGCGCCGCCTGGAGTCGCAGCCTCGCTATCTCGGCGTCACCACGCAGATCATCCCGAATGATCTGGTCGCTCATTTCGTCCGCTCCAGTAGGCCGTGCAGCGTGGCCGCGAGCCTTGCGCATTCCGGATCGTCGTCGTTGTCGAAGTAGGCTCCGGCCGCTTCGGCAATCGCCTCCCGCTCCGCGTCGGTGAGCGTGGGTTGGCGCATTTGCCGATCAAACGCCGCCTCATGCACCATGTTGTCTATGACCACGCGAATACTGTGGTCTGCAATGCCATGCAGCCGTTTCCGTAGCCTTGTGTCAGCATCCTCTTGGCAGTCGCTCATTTCGTTCGCTCCAGCAGTGAGCGGAGCGTGGCGTCTACACCATCAGGCCCGCCAGTGCCGACATAGTAGGCAATCGCCCCCCGCTCATCGTCGGTCAGCGTGAGCGGCGTCAGCGAGCAGTACTGTGTTGTGCGGCCAACGACGTGTGGGCAGGTCTGCGGGGCGCGGTAAAGCGGGATGACTTCCGCCATGCCGACAACCGCACCCTCAGCGTCTTGGCGGCTGTATGCCAGCCACATCGGCCGACCGTTCTTGGCGACCGCCGCCCACGCCACCGGATCCTGTGTATTGTGCCCCCGCCCACCCGCCGCCTCTCCCTTTGTATCGGGCCGCGTAACGTCTAGGGGCTGCCCCTCGCCGCTTCCATCGCTGGAGGCTGGTGGCTGCGCTGTCGCAGGCGAGGGGCCATCTGTCTCCACGCATGGTGGAGCAGTCTGATTGCCGGTGCCCGCGCTGAGCATGGCGTCGGCCCAGCGGTAGGCGTGCGTCACTAGGTGTTCCCACTGCAATGCAGTGGGGTACTGATTGGCCTCGTCAGACAGCAGCCCGGTGAGGGCCGCAGCGGCGAAGTGGTCACGGTCGGTCATGTCTTGTCCTCCTCGTTGGCCCACAGCATTGCGGCCTGCTCGTCAAAGCAGTTGGCCTGCCCCATATCGAACCAGTGCGGGAAATGCCGCAGCACACCCCTTGCCTCCTGGCGTACCTCCCGGCGGATCCCCTTGATGCCCCCCTCCACGTAGACATTGGAGAGCCGCACCAGGAAATTGCGGGCGCGGAGGACCGCCAGCGTGCGTTCACACGGGAGGGTCACGGCCACCTCGGGTACAGGAGGCAGCCTTCATTGGCGAAGCCGTTCATCACTTCGATGGCGGAGATCCGCGGGAACTCCTTGGCCATCTCCTTGGCAATGTCCTCGCCAGGCAGCATGTCCAGCCGCTGACGGTTGGCCGCCACCCAGGCTTGCATCTTGGCCATGTCATCACCGTGCGACGGGCCATGCTCCTTCCGCTCCACCCAGGTCCGAATGACATGGTTGAAGGTTCGGAACTTCAGGATATTTTCCCAGATCACTTGTTTGCCAAACATTACATTTCACCCCATGTGCTTACGAGTTTTTGCTGGAGCCTTTGCAGTTCGGCCTCCAACGTCCGGATGCGTCTTCGCAACGTATCGTTCTCGCTCTTCAGTCTCTCCTCCTCCTGCAAGGAAGGCTTCGGTTGGTCCATCTACTAGGTCCAGATAGGCGTGCGGGTACAACAAATTGATCAGTGAGTCGGCCGTACGGAGATGCGCTTTCGGAGCGACGAGGACCGGCACCTCATGCCCCCGGCCGCGGTCATACGTAACGGCCTCTGTCCAGCTTTCGTCACGGTCCAGGATGGTGAGCCACACCCACTTGCCCGTGGGCTTCGACAGGTACACGTAGATGAGGTTCTGCGTGGACTCCATCCCCATGCCGCGCAGGTCATCAACAAAGACCGTGTCGTAGGGATAGGACTCCGGATCATCGAACGACAGGCTCCGCTCCTTGATCTCAATGGAGAACAGCCCAAGGGCGTCAGGGGTTTCGACATGGCCAGTTTTCCTGCAATGCTTCTTGACAACGATCTTCTTGCCGTGAGCGACCGACCGTCCGCTGGTCCGCATCGCCTCCACCCACTTGCGTTCAGCCTTCTGGCCGTTAGCGAGTGCCGACTGGAACGAGCGCATAGTTATTCCAAAAGGAGTAGACATGCATGGCCACCGGCACGCGCGGCTGACCAACCATGCAGCCCTGGATCACACCCGCAGCACGCAGCTCCGCCGCGCGCTTGTACAACTCCTCCGGGGGCACATCGTCTCGCTGAAGCCCGCATTCCAGGAACTCCAGGCGTTCCGGAATGGGCTCGTTCGCCTTTATCTCATCCGCGTTGTCGCGGACGGCCTTGGCCCAACGCTTCGACCGGGAGAAAATCTCTGCGATGTCGGCGTCATCCAGGCCCCAGTCACGCATGACCACCAGGGCGAGACGCTCGGGCGACGGCATGTAGTTCAGCCGCTTCAGCAGCCGCACTGCCCCCTGCGTCTGCTGGGCCCGCAGCCCCAGGAGCCGGGCCACATGGGCCGCTGGCTGACCGTTCACCAGACACCGACGCTTCAGCTCTGGTGCGTGCGCCAAAGCATGCCGCAATTCGACTTCGTAGTCTGCGAAACCAACCATCTTTCTTCTCCTCCTTGATGAAAGTTGTGGGGAAAACGTGATCCACATCGAAGTAATCCAAGACTTCCTGGAGCGTGTCATCCAGGAGAACGTCAGGCCGTTTGCTTGCCATGTCTCCTATCCCTCTCCTTGCGAAACAGACTGCTCACCCAACCTTTGGTGTTCACTGCGGCCCACCGCAGATACCAATCAGGCAACGTGTTGAGCGTGCGGCCGGCGAACTTGCCCTTCAGCGGGTTCACGTAGGTTCCGACGCACCGCTTACCCGAGCCGATCTGCACCTCCTCGGAAAACAGACGGCCCGTCGCTTGACCCTGCATCCGCTTGCGGCGGGCTTCGATGTCCTGGGCAATCAGCCGGCGCTCCAGTTCCTGCTGGGCCAGGGCGTCGATCTGCTCCTGGGTCAGCGGCTCGGCGGCTTGAGCGGCAGCCTTCTTGATGACCTGGCGCACTTCCTTGTCGGCCGTGCAGAACATGTCCACGGCTGTGACGAGTCGGTGGTCCAGGCTTGCATCAGTGCAATCGACAATCTTGAAACGTGGCTTTCCAGATCCTGCGATCCGTGCAATACGGCCGGATGGATCCGAGCCTTCGTAGTCAACGACACCGGGGAGAGGACGAGTGGCTCGTCCCACGCATTGCAACCAGAAAGATCGGGACTTTGTGGGCCTTCCGAGGATGAGGGTGGCGGTCGGCGGATGATCGAAGCCAACGGCCACAACTTGGCAATTGACAAGAACCTTCGCCTCTCCAGTCTTAAATCGCCGGATAGCATCTTGCCGTTCCTCCTCGGGCTGGGTGCCGTACACATAGACCGCAGGGATGCCGTAGTTGTTGGTCAGGTAGTGGCAGACACCCTTGGCCGAGGCGACCGATGGCGTGAACACAACGGTCGGCCCCTCCATCTCTTCCTGGGTAATCAGGGCGATACGGTGGAGGTTGGCTTCCTTTTCCACGGCTTCCTGGAGTTGCTTCTGGTTGAAGTCATCCCCGGAGACTGTCACGCCAGACAAGTCCAGGCCCTGCACGCGGGCGAGCTTGCACACGTAGGGAGCCGACCACCCCTGTTCGATGGCCCACTGGACATCCCGGTTGCAGATTTCCTGCTCATAGAAGTCCCGCATGGCCGTGCCGTCCATCCGAAACGGCGTGGCCGTGAAGCCTGCGATCATGGCCCCGTGATCCTGGAACCAGCGGAACATCTCCAGGCAGGCCGGTGAGAACTGAAGGTGGGCTTCGTCCACAATCACTAGCCGGATGTCGGTGAACTTCTTGTAGCGACCGCGGATCAGCGTCTGCTTGCAGCCGACGATGACCTTGGGGCTCCACCACTCGTCCTCCTGGGAGCTGTACTCCGCCATCTCCATCCCGGGATCGGCCCCCGTGATGTCGCGCACCTTGTCCACGGCCTGCCAGACCAGTTCCCGGAGCGGGGCGAGGATGAGCGTCCGGCCAGAGATGCGGTTGGCCGTCTCAACGAACACCACCGTCTTCCCAGCTCCGGTGAACAGGCCCGTTAGCGTAGAGCGAACCCCATCTGCGAGCGCACGCAGGTGAGCGTCTACGATCTCGGATTGGTAATCACGCAGTTGCATCTCAGTCCCTGTCAACAAGCCCGCCGATGACAAACCACACCTCAGAATCCGACAGCAGTTCCGGAGGGCGATCCCCCAGGAGCTCCGTGATGCGACGGCTGACTTCCCCGGAGAACAGCCAGCCCGTCTCGGCCTGGAGTTCGGTCAGGGCAGACTCAAACGCACACGCCGCTTCGATCAGCGACCGGCAGATGTCCGTGTCTTCCGCATCAAACAATGGGTCTTCGATGTACTCGCGTGCCATGCAAACCATTCCTGTCCTCATGTCTCCGATAAAGAGGGCCCGCGGTGGAGTCGGAGGTTCTCCACCGCGGGCGGGCGCGCGCCTCTTGTCAGGCAAAATCCCCGGCGTACTCAGGCTCGGCCTTGGATCGACTGCCGCAGAGCTGGAGCGTGCGGACCTTCAGCACAGCCTTGCTGCGCTGCTGCCCGTCCTTCTCCCACTTCTGCGTTTGGAACTCCCCCTCCACCAGCACGGACGTTCCCTTGGTCACGTAGCCGATGGCGCCGTTGGGCTTCCACCACTCGCAATCAAAGAACTCCACGCTGTCCTTGTAGCCATTGACGGCAATGCCGAACTTGGCCACTTCGTTCTCACCGACTTGGCGGATCTCGGGATCCTTGGTCACATTCCCGAGAGCAACGAAACGCTGGTAACCCATGATCATTCCTCCTTGTTCTTCCAGACCCTGTTGAACTCCGACTCACAACGCTTGTAGACCTCCGGAGCCACGGCCTTTTCCTTGGCCCGCAGCCGGACGGTATCCAGATGCTTCTTCGCCGTGGCCTCGTCCTTGGCCTCTGCGATGGCCTTCTTGGCCTCGGCTTCGTACTGCATGGTCTTGGCGTGATTTGCAGGCTGTGCCTCTGCAATCGCCACGCTCTGCCCATCGTCATCCGCCTCGCCGCTGAACCCGCCGGCCAGGGCCATGAGCAGCGTCCGCTTGGCGTAGGTCATGGCAGCCCCAAAGGACTGCATGTCGCTCTTGCCCATCAGCAACGGGGCGATGCCCGTGATGTACTCGCCCGACAGGTGTCGCAGCGTGCCCATGACGATCCACTGACCGTTGACCACGCCCGGCCGGAAGTCCGGAAGAGCGATGCCGTTCTTCGTCAACGGTCCCCGCAACGCCTCGCAGCACGCCGAGTAGGAGGCGAACTTGCTGCGAAAGTGCGGGTTGGCACTGTCGAACTTCACCACCGGGTAGTCGGCCTGGGCGGCTGCCAGGGCCTTGGTCAAATGGCCGGTCGCAGGCGAACTGCTCGGGCCCAAGATGTCGTTGTTGTCATTCATATGATCACCACCTCCTCCTGCTTGCCGCGGGCCCAACGCGGGATCTCAAGCTCCGTGATCTCTCCGTGATCAGCGGGCATGTAGATGCCGGTCGAACGACGCAGCCGAACCTCCTCCATCACGCTGACCAACCGCTGGCCAGCCTCCTCCACCAAGTCATCAGGCAGATGGAACACATGACACGCATAGGGCGGCATGGTCTGAACGAAGACGAACGGCATGCGGAACGGCTGGTAACCGACCTGTTCCGCACCGCGGCAGTACAGCCACTGCTGCTCCGCATAGCCGTAGTCAAAGACGCTGCGGTACAGCCGATCCCAGGGGGCCGAGGTTGTCTTCAGATCCCACCACAGTTCCGGGGTCACGCCGTCCGGACGCACCTTGAGAAGGTGTCCATGCTCGTCCTGCCAGAAGACTGACAACTGCGTCTCGGAGGTCTGGTCCATCAACGCCTTGGCGGCACCGTTGGCCTCCAGGCTTTCGACCATCCTCCTGTAGACCCACGCCTGATCCGCCGTGCAGCAGATGCCGGTCTGGGCCGCCTCCCACTCCCGGTATGCCTTGGTGCTGCGGGAGCCGTTGGCCCCCAGCACCTCATCCGGCGGGATGCAGACCAGGGAGTCGAAGGTCTTCCCAGCACACAGGCCCATGACGATCTCATCGAACTCCCCGCCACGCTTGGTGGCCGAGTTGCCGGTGAACAGGGGGTAGCCCTGGTCCAGCCACTGCTGGGCCTCGCCACCGCCCTTGAGGACAGCTAGCAGGAATGACCGGCTGTCGAACGCCTTGAGCGAGTGGTAGGCACTGCTCGCCATGCCGATGACCTTCACCGGCCCGTTAGAAACATCGATGTCCATATGTACACCTCCGAGGAAAAAAACAGCCCGTCCGTGGGCGACCGTCCGATCCTTCAGCCCTTCCGTGGGCGGAGCCTCCTGAACGCTTTGCCAAACTGTCCGGCGACAAGAAGGCCGAGACAGAGTTCCATTTGGTGCAGCCAGACAAGGGCTGCGAGAACGGCCAGATAGACCGTGTCTAAGATTGGCTCAACTCGCTCAAACAGGGCGAGGAGCGACGGGCCGCTAACCAACTGAGCTAGTTGCCCGAAGCTCTGAAAAGGGCGATTTTCCTGGGACTTGAAAACCTTGAATAGATGGGTAGAACGTCCCCCAGAAGAGGGCACCCCATGACGCTGCTGCAACTTGCCAGGATCTACCACAACCGCGTAGGAGGCTCCCCCGGCTACCTGGAACAACTGGAGGTGTTCGTCCGCCGCCTTGACTGGCAGGCGAGCGACCTCAACCCAGAGAGGATTGATTCCTACCTGACTGATGCCCTGAAGCATCTGGCTCCCTCCACCGTCAGAAATCACAGGAAAATGCTGCGGGTTCTGCTGCATTTCGCCGCCTCCGAGCGACTTGTGGACGCCAGTATACTCAGGCCCCTCCGGAGAGTCAAGCAGCTCCCCCCCAACCCGAGGGCGTGGAGCCATGAGGAAATCCGTTCGCTTCTGGCGGTAGCTGCGAACATGACCGGGGGACGCAAATGCCCGCGCAACAAGCTGGCGAGGGCGTGGATCCTGACGGCCTACTCCACCGGCCTGCGTCTGGATGACTTGCTGTCGATCAGGCATGACCAAATCCGTGGCCAACGTATCTGCCCCAGCCAGCACAAGGTGGGATGGCCCCATGTGTGCTGGCTGGATGACAACGCCCTGGCAGCCTTACGACAACTGCCGATCCTTGGGCCGCGTATCTTTGGCGACTTGATCTGCCGAGACAAGGCCATGGCCATGATGCGGCACCTGACCCGTGTCGCCGGGCTGCCTGGCAGCACTAAGTTTCTGCGGCGATCCGGGGCGACCTACTGCGAGATCGCCGGGAAAGACGCCACTGGACACTTAGGACATAGAAGCCCTGGCATGAAGGCTTACTACGTGGACAGGCTGCTGGTGGCCGAGGAGAAGCGGCAGGAACCTACGGCTCCACCGCTAGAACTTTCCAGCACCAATTGACGGCGTGGGGGTCTTCCGGTCCATGAGGAGCCCCCACAGGATCCCATCCGCCGCTGCCTTCTGCTCGGGCGTGTACGGTCCAGCCGATGGGTCACCAGACAGAATGCGGGCGACGATGGTGTGGCGGGCCATTTGCGGCTGCTGCCCGTAGGCCGTCTTGGAGAAGAACTGCTGCTGGCCTGGCGTGATGGGGAATCCGTGGATGGTGCCCTTGTCCATCATGTGCAGGCGGGCGGATTCGTTCAGGGCCACCGAATCCTTTTCCGCAGGCGAGAGCTGCGAGTAAGGGTTCAGCACCACCTTCTGGTCCGGGGCTGCATACCCAGCGACCGCGGGATTCTTGGCGAAGAATGCCTCCTCGCCCCAGTACGGATCGCGCTGTCCATACTTAGACCGCAGCAGATCGGCGCGGTAATCACCCACCGTTGAGAGCCCCTAGCATCTCTAGCGGATCTGCGGCCATCTTCTTCTTCTGCCGTGCCCGCTTTGCCGCTTCGCTTTGGATGATCTTGTACAAGAGGTACAAGTCCTTCTGCTCCTTCGGCATGGCCCGCAGCACATCCTCTGGGACCGTGATGTTCTCATAGGTCCGGACGCCGGGCGTTGTCTCCAGGATGCTGTTGAGCATGTCCCGAGCGGCTTGCCGCTTGGCCCGATCCTGGTCAATGTCGGTGAGCTTGGCACCGGCCAGGAGGTTCCATGCTGCCTTGGTGTACTTGTCTGCCGGGGCTAGGCGGTCATCGGTGAACTGTCGGTACATGCCGAGGGCACGGGTGCCGAACGGCACAAAGTTGGTGACCACCTGCTCTAGCGGTCGGCCGATCTCACCGAAGTCCCGCTCTAGGACTGAGTACAGGTCTGTGAGATCCCGGCCGGAATAGAGCTGCCGGTTGGTGAAATACTCAATCGGGGCTTTGATGATCGGGCTGGTCATGCCCAGCAGATTGGAGCCGGTCTGGCGGATGGTGTCGGCAATCCGGGACGAGGTGGTGGCACCCACGCCGGGCGTGACGGTGTTGAAGAACGCCTCCCATGGAGCGTCGATGCTCGTCAGGAACCGTTGCAGGTTGGGATTGCCAGAGCCCCACTCGGGCGGAAGCGGAATGGCAGCCGACCGCCGCAGATGCTCGGGGATGAAGTTGTCTTCGCTCGGCTCCGTGCCGCGGGTGACCGCACGGATCGACTGCCCCATCAGACCGCCGGGGCGATAGAGCGTGTTGTTGACGATGCTCGGGACAATGCCCTTCTGGAAACTATAGAAGGGCAGCGCCCGCTTCAGGACGTTGCGCTCAAAGGATGTGAAAGCCTGGGGCGAATAGTCCACCTGGCTGAGACGCACCAAGTCGGCCGCCTCTCCAGGATCCACGCCCTTCCGCAACTGGTTGAGGAACACGCCGCCCCGCAGGGCATCTTCCGACACCGATCCAACGGCATCGTTCAGTACCAGGAACGGATTGCGATTCCGGGTCGGCGCCCGGTCGGTGATGCCGACGCCACGCAGGCTGAAGAAATCGTTGGCAAAGTCTCCCCAGGAGCGGTTTGGATTTAAGAACGCCCGCCCAACGCTCTGGTCATTGCCAGCCCCAAGCCAGCCGCCGCGGATCTGCTGCTCGGGCAGGCCGCTGATATCGTCCAGGATGTTGCCGCCACCGATGCGATTGGCCGCAGTCAGGTCTTGGAATCGGGCTACACGTTGCGCGGGATTGAGTCCCTGGAATCCCGGGGCATTCTCCAGCCGGCGGGCCAGCGCGTCGGTGTTGCCCATGGAGGCCCGGAGAGCGGCGTACCAGTCACCAGGATTGAAGGCCCCGAACGTGCCGGCATTGAGCATGCCCGAATAGGTGTTGCGGGTGTGGAACGCTGGGCTGGCGAGGGCACCCACCTTAAAGGCATTGGTGAACCCATCCAGCAGGCCAACCATTCCACGCTCGGCATCGCCCGCCCGCGAAGAGTTGACCACCGTCAGCATCTGCTCCACCAGCCGCTCGGGCACGGCGAGGTTGGTGATGTCGGCGCCGAACCGCCGCTGCCAAACTTGCCGCAGGTTGTCTGGATCGAATCCGAGGCGACGAGCGGCATCGGTGAGTTGCACCATGCCATCCGCCAGCCCGTTGGACCCAATCACAGCGGTGGCCTCTTCCAGCCGCGGGATCAGCCGCTCGGCGTTCGCTATCACGCGGCTCTGGCCACGCTCATAGCGAGACAGGTTTGTCCAGCCTGGGGTGTCGAAGATGCCCGTCCCGGTCTGGGCAAACTGCTGGTCCGAGCCGCGCAGCAAGTTGACGAGTTTGTCCTGCCGTTGCTGGAGCGACCGCACGGCCTCGGCCATCATCTGCTGCTGGGCCGGTGGGGCGGCGTTTTGGTACGCAGCAGACGCCTGGAGGTTAGAGATATCCTCCCGAAACGGACGGGCGATCCCGAGTTGATCGAAGGCATCGTCCAGCAGGTCGCGGGCCGGGATCTGGTCAGCGGCAATCAGGCGCCGCTGGAGATCGGCCGCATCGAACGGCAGGCCGGTTGGTGTCCCCGGTGCAGACTGGAGCGCCCGGCCACCCGTCAGCAGGCGGAAGGTTCGCTGCCCGCCCGGGATGTCGGTGTACTCCTGTCGGCTGCGACCGAAGTTGTCGGCCGTATCCATCAGCGTCTGACTGCGTCCCCACGGCTTCTCCACACGCCCCGTGGCATTGGGACGCACGGGATCCATGAGTCGCTCAAACCACTTCAACTGCCGCGGGAAGAAGCCCGTGCCAGATGCCCCACGCCAATCCCTGTCGGGGAGGCCAGAGGCGACGGCGTTTTGCCTGGCCTGCTGCACGGCATCCATGTACGTGTCCCGCATGCCGCGGAACTCGGGCACGTTCTCCAGCACCCAGTCGGCCACGGCATCGCCGCTGCTTTTGGGCATAGGCCCGTACGCGCCAGCGGCAGATGGGACAGCGGACGATTCGACATAATCCACCAACGCACGCTGAACGTCGGTGCTGTTGAACCGCCGCAGCGAGTCGGGGATCGCAGCGGGGACATTGGCAGCCCCAGCGGCACGCATGCCAGCCGCCACATCCTCGGCGTCCACACCAAGCGCTTCGCGGAGCTGCCGCTGACGAAGTAGTTCTCTCGCCTCATCCGCCCGGGAGGCGTTCATCTTGGAAATGCGGGAATCCCACTGGAGGTCGGGATTTAGCGTGCCGCCTGACGGGCCGTGGAATCCGGCGTACAGCGCATTGACAACAGGGGCGGTGTACGGGTTTCGCTTAGAGGCTTCGCCCAAGGCATCTAAGCCTTCGGCCAATCGGTTGCCAAACCGCTCGCCAAAGACATCGGTGCTGACTCCGATGTTGGTGCCGGGGATCCTGACATCCATGAGCCTGGCGGCGCTGCCTGTCAGATCGTTTGGATCGACGCCATATCGCCGAGCCTGCTGTTGCCAGCGAGCAAGCGCCTCAGCCCGCGCGGTTGGGTCCGCGATCTCGGCCAACGCCTGCTCTGGCGTGATGGACCGCATGTAGCTGCGCACGCCGCGGCCTGCCGGTCGCCCTGCACCGGCCGCTGTCCCGGCCCATGCCTGCTCTGCCGCGTTTCGCAGAAGTCCCGTCGCCTTCATCGCCTTGCCAGTCTGCGTCAATGCGCCGCGGCCAAGGATGGACAGAGGGTTGGCCCAGGTGAATGGATCCAGAAGCACCTCGGCGGCGAGCGATCCGGCGAAGTTGCCCCACGTATCCTTGTTGCCAATCATGCCGTACTGCCGCAGCAGCTCACGGCCGGTGACGCGCTCCTCAGAATCCCCAAGAAACGACAGCGGCTTACCCGCCAGCAAGCCACGCACTAAAGCCCCAGGAGTGTCGAACAACCACCCGGCAGTGGCTAGGCCAGAAGACCCAACCTGTGCCAGGGAGTTGAGCAGGCCGCTCTTCTCTTCCTGCGGCATGAGGTCGGCAATCGTCGCTCGCTGACGCCCAAGAGGAGCGATGCCAAGTATATCCGTGTCCTCGTCGGGAGGCAGAAGGCCCATCGCAGCCTGCTGCTTGAGGAGATCGTACGGATCATAGATGTCAAAAAGCGGCGACTGTGCCATTAAGAATCCATCGGAACGTACTTCGGCCTGCCGGGGCGTGCAGGAGGCGGAGTTCCAGGATTAGCTCCTGCGGCAGGAGCGGCGGGCTTCACGGTAACGGGACGCGGGCGCGCTGGTTCAGAAGTCTGATTGAACCACCATCGCTCGCGGTTCGCGGACGCCCACGCGGCCGCCTCGGCCTCGGCAGGCTTCATGTTATACGGCGGTTCCTGGAGACGCCTTGCGAGACGCTGCTCGCTTTCATAACTAAACCCACCCCAGTCATTGTCCATGGAGTCGCGGAGGCGGTCTATTTCGCCAATCCCCTGCTCGCTGTCCCATCTGCCGTCAGCAATGTCCTTGACGCCAGCGGCCGAGGGGTTGGTCTGCCGCAATTGAGTGTCAGCCTGCTGCGCCGCCAGGGCGGCCTGCTCGGGCGTGACCTGCTGGAAGCCGCGACCCTGCGCAACGCGCAGCCCCAGGTCCGTGAGTTGCTGATTGTGCATGGCCTCAACACCAAGCGGCGTGGGCCCGAAGTTGAGCGGGCCACCAGGCCGGTTGGCATTCAACGCTGCGTTCTGCTGATTCAGGATGGCAGACTGCATGGCCGGATCCAGGCCGGGCAGCGCCAGCGCCCCAGCGTAGTTTCCGGCACGCATCATTACCGTGGCGCGCCACTGGAGTTCACGGGCCTGCTTGTCCGCCTGTCGCTGGTTAGCGGCGGCAAGACGCAAGTCGTTGTCAGACATCTTCGGCCCGGTGCCGTCTTCGTTCTTTTCCGTGGCAACGTCCTGGCTCAAGCCAGCCTCACGCGCCCACCGAGGACGGCTGACGTTCTGGGTGTAGCGCGCGTCGGCCGCGTTCCTCTCCGCAATCTCCTGATCGGTTGGCTTGTGAACCGGGATGACATCCGTGCCAACCCCTCGCCCCTGCTCGCGAGCCGCAAGCCACTTGGCGCCGGTGCCAGGCCCATACTTCTGCTCCAGCATTGCGGCGTGCGCCTTGTCACTCTCTGCCTGCTTTGCCGCCTCGCGCGCCGCAAACTCCTGCGGGCGATACCGCTGCATCTCGTCGGGGTTGTCTTCCAGGAACTGATTCCAGCGCGCCTGTTGTTCAGGAGTTCCTGGATCGACGGGCGTCTGAGGGTGCAGGCCAGAGCGAATGATGCGGCCTGCCTCACGGGCATGGGCCTCGCTGCTGTCCCACTGCTCCTGCAACTGCGGCGAGGCTGGCCCAAGGCCGGCGGGATCGCTTCCTGGACGCTCCAGCCCCGGTCGCTGCGGTGCAGCAGAGCGAATTTCCGGCTCCATGGCAATCGGCGTGGCCGAGGCTTCCAGGTCGGCAGCGACGTTGGCTGGCTCGCTGGACCATCCCGGAAGAGCGCCGCGGCGTGCCAGTTCCTGCTTGGCGGCTTCGGACAGGCCAGTGCCATCGTCGTTGTTCAGGTAGCCCAGAAGCTCGTCGTTGCTCTTGTTCGCCAGCCAACTCATTCCAACCTCACGTAGTGCTTGGGGACGTTCGCTTCTTGTATCCGCGCGTCGGGCCGATCACACTCGGGCCGCGCTTCGGCTTCCCGATGAGTTGCGTGCGGCCCATGCCCTGGCCACGCGGCGCCGGCTTGTTGCGGCCCTCGGCGTCAGCCAGAGCGAAGAGTTCATCGATCCGCCGCTTCACGGCCGAATACTCCGCTGAAGAGATATTGCCCTGCGAGGAGCGGATGTTGAGTTCGGCCATCATCCGGCGGGCCTGGCTGCGGTAGTCCGACCCCTGGTTCTGGGCGATCTGCTGCTGGGAGTTCCGCTGGATGGAGCTGGTCTGCTGGTTCTGCTGTTCGACAGGCATGATCGCAGGCTGCGATCCATTGCGCCGGCCCTCGGCAGCCATCTCATACAGCTTGTTGGCCTGATTAATCAGGGCGATGGACTCGGGCGTCTGGCGGCCCGCCTGCCGCTGGATGTCGTTGGCCCGAGCGATGAGTTCCCGAGCCTGGGCTGCGTAGTCCGGAGGGCCTTGCTTTACGGCGGGCTGCGGAACTGCCGGCGTGGCCTCCACCTTGGGGGCGGGGCGAGACTCGGCAGCGAGATCCGCCGTGCTGGAGCCCTTTCCATCAAAGGCGTTCTCGGGCATGAGTTGGCTGACACCGAGGCCGGCGCCGAGGCCGCCAGCGAGTGACTTCCACGGAACCTTTGGGCCGTCATCCGGAGCCTTCGGCGCATCGACCGGGCGTGGGCGCATTCCCGGCGACGGGCCATCAGCAAGTTCGTCGGCTGTTTGTGGCAACCCAGCCCTTGGCCGACGAACTGGCTGGCCGGTAAGCCAGTCAACGTACTCGTCCGCACTTCCTCCGCTCCATGCTTGCGTTCGGCCGTCTGCAAGCCGCTGCGTAAAATCGTCCGTCTGCCTGGCGTCTGTCAGCCTCCGCGTGGGCTGCACAACCTCAAACGGCACATCGATGGCCGGCATGCTGGACGGCCCCATTGGCACGCCAGCCGTCGTTCCAAGCCGGCGCTGAGTGGGAGCCGGCAGGCCGCGGAGAGGAGCCGGGATCATGTCCAGTTGCCTGGTCAGGATCTGACCCGGGCCAGACAGTTGTCCTGGGACACCCGGGCCTGGACGGCCCAGCGGGATCAGCGAGCGGATGTCCGGCTCCTGGGCGCTCGGGCCGAGCGGGAGTTCCATCTGCCGGGTTGGGCGAGGAGGCGGCGCAACGTCAGCGACGGGCGTGTCCATGACCATCTTGGGGCGGCCGCGGCGAACCTTATCGGCCTTGTTCACGGCGTTGCGGTACGCCTGCATGATCTCTTCGGGAGAAGCGGTGTCGATGCGAGCCGCGAACTCGGGGTCCAGCTCCTGAAGCGCGGCACGGATATTGGGATCGGGGCGCATGCCAGTCTGGGCACTGCCCGCCACGCGGTCCTCCACGCTCACCGGACTCTCCATCCGTGCCCGTGGGGCGGGAGAGTTCATCGCATCGATGAGCCGGGAGAGGTCGGCCGGCGTCATGTTCTCCACGTTGGGGATGGAGCGAAGCAGCGCTTCAGCCTGGTCGGGATCCACGCCCCGGCCCGACAGCCAGCCCATCAACGCTTCAAAGCCACGCGCCTTGCCTTTAGCCATTCTTCTTCGCCTTCTTCTTGGGCAGGTCCGCCAGCTCACCGTCGCCGGGGAGATCGTCTTCGGCGACCTCGGGAGTGTTCGGCTTGCCGTGCATCTCCTCGTCCAGGTCAGCCAGGTCGTTCTTCTCAGCCCGCTTCTGGAGCTTGTCCAGGATCTTCTTCTCGTCACCGTCCTTGGCGACCAGGAGTTGCTTCACCATGCGCTCCAGAGCCGAGCGGTTGAGGTCACGGATGTCGAAGTCCATCTTCATTACATAAGCCCCGAAAGAGCGCCGGCCCGCTGAAGCTGGGCCATGGCATTGGCGTAAGCGTTCTGCTGCTGAAGCGCGCCAAGCGCCTGAGCAAACTGTTCCTGTCCCTGCTCGGCCGTCAGACCCGCCAGCGCGGCGTTGTTGGCCTGCTGGGCCTGCTGGCCGTAGGCATCCGCAATGCCATCAGCCATGGCCGTGGCCGCTTTGGCCCCAGCATGCTGCCGCTGGCCGGCGCCGCGGGACATGCCTGGACGGTCAAGCGGCTTGAGGTTGTAGCGCACATCCCCGGCCGCGTGAGCCTGGGCCATTCCGGCGTTGAACGGGCTGGGGTTGGCACGGTAGTCATAGGACGGCAGCGGCGGCTGCGCCAGGTTGACGTTGTTCATCGAAATAGCCCCCCAAGGAGACTGCTAGCCAGAGAAGACTGGTACTGGTTCTGGAGTTGCTGGAGGCCCGCCATCTGCTGCAAGCCCTGGAGGGCAAGTCCTCGCTGGGCCTTCTGATGGGCCACGCCGTACTGCATGTTGGCGTCATCGGCCTGGCGGGAGTAATCGGCCGCTCGCACGCTGGCCGCCGCGTTGTAGGTGTCCTTGGCCGTCTGGTCATACCCAGCCGGCGACTGCTTCTTCATGCCGGCCAACGCACCCGCACGCATCTCATCAGAGATAGGTGGGCGGTACGCGAGCCTGGTGTCGTACGAAATCACTAGCCCATATCTCCAATGAAGCCCCGTCCGCTTCGCACAATGTCAGGAGACGTACCGGGCCGCCATGCCTTCCTCGGCGCCTGCGGTCCAGTGATCCCAAAGGCGTCATGCAGCTTCCCCATGGCGCCCTGCATCATCTGGCCGTACTTGTTCATCTGCCCCAATGCACCGCTGTACCCGGAGTTCAACTGGTTCAGCACGCCACCAAACTGGGCACGGTTCGCTGGGTTGTTCTGCGTTGCGTAGAACTGGTTCATGCCCATCTGCGAGGCACCAAGCCCCTGGCCGGCGAGGGAGTGCAGGCCGCCCAGAGTCTGGGACAGCATCTGCTGCGGGGCGTACCGCGAGCTGTAGTACGCACTGTCAAGCTGCTCCCGTCCGGAGTCCGCCTGCGACGAGATGCCACCGTCGCCCGACAGGATGTCACGCCGCAGCGTGTTTAGGAACGACATGGATCCGCCCGGTGAGGACGAACCGCCAAACGAGCCCGATGAAATGGGCCCCGACACGCCCGTCGCAGAGAACCCTGATCCCGGAGCGTTCATGCCAGACAGCACTCCAGCCCCAGCCAGGGCAGCCAGGTTGTTGTTGCGGCCAGTGGCGTACTGCGAACGGGCCATCTGATTGGCGGCCTGCATGTCCGCCACTGACTTTTGGTACGCAGCTTGGTTCGCAGCCCACGCCTGCATGGCGTTATTGCTGGCCCCACCAAACGCACTGAGGGCCCCAGCCCCGATGTTGGAGGCGGCGTTCTGACGGGCCGCTTCTGCCATGGCATTGGCGCCGTACCAGCCGGTTCGCTCGTTGGCCATAGCACCGGCGACGTTGCCCAGTCCCTGTGCCATGCCGCCAAACGCCTGCCCTGCCGCGCCGGCGAACTGCCCAGGCTGCGAGTAGAGCGCGCCCAGCAGGCCAGCCTGGGCTTGAGCCCTCTGGCCGGCGGCCCCGTCGTTAAAGGACATATACGGCTGTGCGGTGTTAAACATGTATTTCCCTCACTGACTAATGTCCGTTTCAGGGCCGAACGACTACCTTCAGGTTGACCCCTAGTTTCTTCTCGTCTACTCGGCACAATTCCTCATTAAATATGGCCCTTCGCAGGATCTTCTTCCCTTGCGGCAAGCCCGTAACCCGGAGCGACCGGATCTGTCGCTCCAATAACCGAACTCGCCCGTCCAGGTTGACGAGCCAGTTGGTGATGGGCCGCAGGTCGGCGTCTACCCTCTGAGTGATGTTGTTGATGTTTAGCAAGAAACCAGGAATACCATCCAAGCCCCGGGCCCCCTGCGGGCCAGCGGGACCATCTGCCCCGTCTGTCCCTGGGGCCGGCTCACCGTTGATCGTTTCGACGGTGATGTTGTTGGCGACATGGTTTTCGGTGGTCAGGTTCTCGGTGTAGGTGTCACCCTGAACCGTGACCGCAGGAGCCGTGTAGTACTGATTCAGGCTCTGCTGGAGAACCGTCCGTAGATCGAAGTACGGTGACCCGTAGAACGTGCTGTTCCAATCGCCTGCCTGGTATCCGCCGCCGGACGGGGCTTCAACGAACCCCTGCGGTCGGAATAGGTTGGGATAGTCGTTGGGGTTCCATCCGCCGGCTGGCACCAGACCGCCTGGAGGGGAGGCCAGGCCGTTGCTGAAGGCCACTGGCCCCCGATGCTCCATCGGCTGGGCGCAGTTGAACAGCGATTGCGTCAGTGCCTGCTGGGCCGGACTGACCTGCCCCTGCATCGCCCGGTTAAACGCTGGCGCCGCGCGTGTCAGCATCAGTTGGCCCCCGCAACTGTCATGGAGTGGAGCTGCACGGTGCCCGTGGACTGCGTTCCAGAAAGGGCAATCGCCACATGCCGATCACCACCGGCGCTCATCTCGTCCACTCGGCCAGACATGCTGACGCGGGCGTACCCAGTCGCCTGGCCAAGAGCGCTGCGGTCGGAGGCCATGTTCAGCGTGGCGACTGACGAGCCGGTAACGACAGTCACGCCATCCCCGCGGTCGGCAGCCACGGCATTGGTGCGAGCGGCAGTGGAGTTGTTGTAGTGCAAGCCAATCGCCATGGACTCAGGCGTCGGCGTGTACAGAATGCCCAGCGAGCGGTTGCCCTTCTCGTCAACCAACGGACGCGGCGAGCTGCGATAGAGCCACGGCACGGCGGTAGTGCTACCGGAGGTAGTGGCATCTACACGCCCACCAGGCTGAAGGATCTTGCCGGCCTCGCCGCCGTACAGCACCGTCTGCCGCTGACCGGCCACCGATGCCGCGGCATGGGACATAGCCTGTGGGAACGTCTCTTCCCACCATGCCTGCGTGGACAGCGAGTAGCACAGCGCCCGCTTGGGATAGATCCCATCCGTGGCCTGGCAGTAGAAGAACCGAATGACCCGCTCCTGCGGGCTGGCCTTCACGTAGAAGTATTTTCGCTTGGTGAAGTCGATGATGCCGTCACGCCAATAGTTGTCGATAGGGGCCGAAATGGCCTGCTCCTGTGACCCATCAAAGGCGTAGACCCCATAGTCATCCGCGATGAAAGCCACGCCGCCGAACACATCCCAGCACCGGGAGTTCATCGCCCCGCGGTACGAGACTAGCGTGATCGACGCATCGATGATCGGCTGGCTGACATACTGCAAGCGGTATACGTGCCGGTTCTGGGCGATCAGCATGGATCCGCCGAATGGAATCAACGCCACTATCGCATCGGAGTCGATGGCATTCTCCTGCACCACCAGCTCGTTGGATTCGGGCACCGACTCGGGCTCGTCCACCTCGGAGTAGTAGAGGCTGTTGGGCTTGCTGCCGGTGGTGTCCACGGCATACCAGGCCCGGTCCTGGAACATGCAGCCAACGGCCATGGTCTGCGGCGGCGGATCGAACCGACGAGCGTTGACCTGGCCGCTGGGAAGGACAATCGGCATCAGGCCGTAGACGCTGCTGACGTTGGACGCAACCGTATTGCGGTCGGTGTCCAGCAGGTCCAGGTCAGTGAGGGTGTCTACATATGATGTGGTGGTGAAGACGCCGTCTACCTTGTCGATCCTGGCAACCCGGTACAGCACCACCGACTGATCGGCGGTGGTCCGCCACAGTTCAATCGCATGCACCCGGCTTTCCATGCCTTGGTTATTCAGCGACCAGGTGAGCGACTGGAGGCCAGTGGTGGCATCGATCTCCTTCAGTTCGGAGATGGAACTTGGGATCGGGCCGCCCTGAGACTCGGGCGTGTCATCCAGGTAGCGGATGCAGCACTGATAGATCCCTTTGATAGTAGGGGCGACCACTGCTAGGGCCTTGGCACTGGTGTCAGCAATGGCTGCCGTGGGCGGGAGTGAGTATCGACCGCCAGCCAACACCGTCACGCCAGTGATCTGCCCGGCGGAGTTGATGGCGCAGGTCGCTGCCGCACCGCCACCCAGGTAGTCCTGCGGATGAGGGTAGAACGTGATGACGGGCGGAGACATATACCCCGTGCCAGAGTTTGCCACCGACACAGAGTGAACGGAATACTCCAGGACAGGCACGGCCGACGCCTGCGTGGTCGCGCCTCCTCCGATAAGCGAAACCGTCACTCCGGCGGCCGTGGCACCTGTCCCTCCCGCCAGAACATCGGCACCCACCACCACCTTGTCATCCGTGTCCACGCCAACAACAACATTGGCGCCCGTCAGGCCCTGGGTGTTGTGAAACGTGACCGTTGGTGCCCCGGTGTAGCCAGCTCCGACAGAGAGGAACTCCAGGCCCACAAGGCTCCCTTGGACGTTGCAGGTAAACGCAGCGCTACTGCCCTGCCCGCCGACAAAAGACACCTGCGGGGCGGCCGTGTATCCAGTACCGCGGTCGGTTAGCCGCACGCCGCTGACCCTGCCGTTGGCGACCGTCACCACTGCCGCCGCTGACGTTGTCGCACCGCCGCCAGTAAACGCGGCTCCCGGGACGCTCGCGTAGCCATTGCCGCGGTCGATGACCTGCACTTCGGCAACGTAATACTTCTGCCCCGAGGTCGATCCGACAGGGGCGGCAAAGCTCGCCGGCTTAGAGATGCCCAACGGTTCCAGGTATGGCGTCTCGCCGTCCCAGCGGAACCCACGGCCGTGGCCGTCCACGCCGTACATGTCATGCCGGCCTTTGAAGAACGTCACGGGCCGGGTGCCGGCGAACGAAAGGACGCTAGCGGTGGCTGCTGCGGCGCCGGCTGAAAACGAAACGGTCGGGGCCGAGGTGTATCCCGTTCCGGCGTTGGTGATGATCACGCCCTGGACCATGGTGCCGGCCATCTGGGCGACCGCCGCGGCGCCAGTCCCGCCGCCACCGGAGATGGTCACGGACGGCGCAGAGCCGTAGCCGCCGCCGCCTGAACCCACCGTCACCTTGACCACCCCAGAGCCAAGCTGCATCAGACAGCCCCCTTGGCAACATAGATCCCGCCTGCGGCGTTCTGGTAGACCAAGTGGCCTGTGGTGCTGTGTTGAAAGTGAAACATCTGCACAACGGCTGTGGTGGAGCCGGTGTGCGTGGCGAACGACACGTTGGTCATGCCGCTGCGGACAACGACAGACCCCGGCACCAGGGCTTGCAGATTGACCTGCGTGGCCGCCGCAGTCGCAGGCACGGAGTAGGGGCTGGCGTTAGTGACCAGTCCCTTCCATGAGTCGATAACGATCATCCCTGGTCTGGCATGAGCGGACTACGCCAGCCCCCATAATGGTAAACCTGTCGGCTGCGACCGCTGAGTGGGGCGAGCTGGTCCTGTTCCATCGCCAACCTGAGATCCCTTTGGTACATCTGGAATGCCTTGTCCACCGCCTGTCCGCGGATGCGGGCCAGCCAGTAGTCGCAGCAGCTATCCAGGGCGGCCTGCATGTGCGGGGCCACATCCATCGGATCGGTGATCAGGTATTTGGTCGAACCCGATACCGTCCCAGAGTCCTCGGTAGTCAGGGCCGTGGATGATCCCACGGTGGCAATGCGGCTCTCCGACACCCACGGCGTCAGCGACTCAATCGGCCCCGGGATGTTGGTGACATCGCCCACTCGCAGGATCGAACCCACCATCGCAGACGAGAAGGCCGTTCCCGTTCCGGTGACGGTGGTGGTGCTGCGGCTGATCGTCCCCTGGCGAAGGGCTGCCTCATGGCCGGAATAGCGAATCGGCCTGGCGGTGCGCCGGTAGGTGAAGTCGATGGTTTCCTTGGCGGTCGGCCAGCCCACCAACTTGATCGACCAGCTCGCACCGTGGGGATCTTTGATCAGGGTCCAGTGGTAGGGCTCGCCTGACGAGTTGCTCACCCGTTCGATCTTCATCGCCTCATCGGGGGTCACATACAGCCCAGACCACCAGTTGAACTCATCGCTGGGCTCGTCCATGTTCTTGAAGTCGGACGGCAGTGGGTAGATGGTGCGGAACAGGGTGAATGGTGACCCGGCCGTCACATCGATTCCAGAGAAGGCCGACTCCAGCGTCACCGCCGTGGCACTGGAATAGGAGGCGAGTGGATACGAACGGTCGCCCGTTCTGATCGTCCAGTGCTTGGCGTTCGCTGCCGTCACGCCGGCCGTGGCAAACGATCCGCCAGTGAGCGTCACGGCCCCGGAGGTCACTCCGATGGTTCCGGTGGTATATGCCGGGTTGGTGACAATGCGCCCGTGAACGGAGTAGTAGCCCCAGTCCCGGATCGTTGTCAGCTCGTTGTACGCCCGATGAATGGCAGAGCGGATGTCACGCTGCTCGGCATCCTGCGGCCCGCCGTAGGAGGAGACGATCAGGGATTCGACTAGGTCGTAGTACGTGCTGTAGCCCACTTACTCCCCCTCCACCGGCAGCAGCGCCACCGCCTCGCTCCAAGGGATCACCTCCACCGCAGGCAGCAAGACCGCCTTGTCGGCCGCCTCCCACACCCCCTGTAGCAAGCCTCCCGGCCCCACCTCTGTCAGCACGTCGCCGCAGAGCATGAGGCGGCCGTCCGTCAGAACGCGAGGCATCGGGACGCAGTTGGTGGTGCCGTGTTCCGCGTGGAGTTCCGCGAGCCTCGCGGCGAGTTTCGGCGTGAAGACCAGCGCCAATTCTTTGGCGTCGGCGTCACTGATCGGGAGCGTGAGGTCGGAGAGGGTCACTAGACGTTCCTCCCCATCGCAGTCTGGAACGCTTGCATGATCGTTCGGTAGTACGGCGGTTGCGGCAAAGAGGCGCGGTAAGTCGCTGCGCTAATTTCTTCTACAGCACCCGCAGCCAGTAGGCCAGGCAGCACACTAGCGACCGCATCGTACTCGCAAAACTCATTTGGAACGGCCAACAGACAACGCCCATCAGTGTCTTTGATTGCTTTGCTGGCCGGCATGTAACAAGTCTCTTGGCCGTTGGACGGGAGCCCCCACGCATTGTCTAGTTCACGCCTCACGCCTTCATAGACGGCGTCAGATGCCGTGCGAAAATATCTCATTCTATTCCCCACTTGCCAATCATGTGCGACGTAAGTGCCGAAAGGTTGTTTGGCGAGAGAATTGAATCGTAAACAACGATCTCCGCTATATGTCCGCCGTGCCAGCGCGTCGCAGTGTTATCTGCCGCCCAGCCTCGCGCGCCAATGAATGCCCGGTGCAATCCGCTGCCGGTTAGCAAAAAATCTCCGGTCGGCAAATTTCCACTCCCGGCCGTAATGTCCTGCGTAAGGTCGGTGCCGTTGATTGAAACGGACAGAGTTCCATCGCTGCCAGACAACTCCCAAACAATTACGAACCTTGCAGATGCGCCAGTAAAAGAAAAATACCGGTCGGCATAATCACCGAGTGTGCTTCCGGCACCGCGCCCAAACGTCAACTGCATGGCAGTTGAGTTTGCGAGCCCGTAGTCAATGGCAAGTCCAGTGATATAGTCGTCTCCATTGTCTCGCTTTAGCGTAAAAAAGTTTCCGTTTCCTGCGGACACATCAGCAACAATGCAAAGGGTAAGGTCGCGCGTGCTGGCAGCGTCAATAGCCACGGCCGTCTCTAGGAAATCATCGGCACCATCAAACAGAATCGCACGCTTTCCGTTCCACAAAGCCGATTTAGCGGCGGGGCGGTTTAGGTTGACTGACTGCGTGGCGTGAACGCCGTTTCCGCTCTTGTCGCCCCAATACCCTACAGGATCGTCATTACCTGCGGCGCCTGTTCCGTCGCTGTTTTGAGCTATGGTCGTGGCGTCGTCAGCATCGAACCAGACAAGCATTCCAGAAATGCTGCTTGGCAAAAAAGACGTATTTGCCTGACCGCTAGCCTTCGGCCGCAGCAGTCTCGGATTCATCGGCATGCGACTACCCCTTGGCCATCACGGTCATGGCGCAGGTTGTCGCACCCACAACCACTGGCACCACATGATTGACGGCGAAGCAGGCGTCCGGAACGGGATGGATGCCGACCGTCAACGCCGTAGACAGGGCCGAGCCATCTGCGTAGATCCGCTGCGGAGTCACGCCAGGATCGACGGTCCCGAACCAGTTGATCTGCGTGGCGCCGTTGGTGTTGGCAATCATCACGCACGCCCCGCCGAACCGGCCGAACGGGAACTGACCCGAGGTGGTCGCGGCCGAACTGTTGGCCGTGATCACGGACCCGGGGCTAAAGTGCCTGGCAATCTCGTTCATACTCCTCGTCCTTTCGCTCGGTATGCATGCTTCTCAATGACCTTGGCCCGCAGCTCGCTCGTCTTGGCCGAGGGGTTCGTTCGCTTCTCTTTGCGGACGGCGTCCTGAATGATCGACTCCGCCAAGACGGTGCGCTGCGGAGGGGCAGGGCCGGGGTCGTAGTTCACGCTGCCTGAGACTGCCATGCGACGGGCCTTGGCCACCTTCAGCACATCGTCGTTGCTGCTGACCCAGGCGGCCGGATCACGCCAGCCACGCTTGTCGGCAATGCCAGCGCAGTAATACTTGCCAGAGGGATTGATCCCGGCCTGCTTGGCCTCACGGATCATGTACTTGGCCTGGCGCTTGGGCAGGCTGTCGAACTGCTCGTTGTTCTGCCGGCCTTCCAGGAAAGCCCTCTCCGTGCCCTTGGTGCCGGGAGGGCATTGGAGGGCGCACATCTCCGCCCAGCGTTCGCCGTAGGGCAGGGCGGCTTCGTAGGTAGCGACAGCCTCTCGGCCGCGGTCAAGAATGGATTTGGGGATCATATAGGACTATTGGGCTGGAGGGGCTTCGGGAGGTGCTTCTGGGCCTGGAGGCGGGCCTGGGGGCGGGGGAGGCGGCGGCGGGACAAGGAACTCCGCAACGTCCATCTGGTTGACCTTGCCCCAGGTGGTGAGCATGGCGTTGAAGATTTCCGGCCTGCCGGACTGCATCAGCCCCTGGGAGACGGGGGCGATGATCTGCATGAAGGTGTTCAGGTTCTCTGTCTTGGTGGCGATGTTCGGCTTGCGTGCCGAGCCGGCCTCCACGCGGTACGAGTATTCCCTGACGATGTTGTCGGGGGCTTCGTTCTGAACGTGCATGCCCCAGGCTTGCGCCGCCAAAGGGCCAAGGAGCGGTTCGACATCCTGCGGGTAGATCAGCCAGCGGGCCATGAGGGCCTCTTTGCGGGCGACTTCCGACAGACGGTCCTCCAACGTATTGGCGTAATCGTCGGGCCTGACCGAAATCTGCTCGCTCTTCACGGCAGCTTCTGCTGCACTCCTGAAGGCTGATCTGGTCATACCGTAAATGAGCTCGGTCAACCCGACGCGGCGGTCGAACATCTCCGTAACGGCCTGGATGATGTTGAACATGTCCTGGGTGACACCAGGCATCTGGAAGACCGAGATCACATCGTTCACCGAGCGTCCCACGGCCTCGGAGATTTCTACGATGTTGAAGCCGCCTTCGCTCTTCTCAAGGATCTTCGATTTGATATCTGGGTCCGCGGCCTTCGCCACACCGATGAGCGTCTGGGAGGAAGTGGCGATCCTGGTCGCTAGGAAGGACATCGCCCAGTTGATGAAGCGAAGCTCTCCGATGCCAGGTTTGATCAGACTGATCGGCCAGGAGTATCCGGGCTGGCGGTGCCAATCCAGAAGCGTGAACGGCCAGCCGTTCGGCTCGGCCCAGAACGGGATCGGCCACTGGCATGACATGAACATGGACTGCGGGACACCAGACTCGTCCACCTCTTCCTGCAACATGGCCGGCGGAGCGTTGAGCGGAAAGTCCACGCCTTCGGCCACAACGATGTAGCAGTTGGGGCCAAGAGCATCGAACTTGCCGCGCAAGTCCTTCTCGGCGTCCTTCAGTCGATCCCCAAAGCCGGTCTTGGAGTAAATCTCCCAGTAGCAGATGAGGTCGTTGGTCTTGCCCGTACGCTTCTTGTGTTCGTAGCCGCGGTCGCCCTGGTCGGCGCGGGAAGAGTAGGATTCGATGTGCCCCTTCATGTCCTCTCGGGACAAGCCGAACTTGGCGGACACCTCATCGATGGGCTGGATCCGCTTACGGGCAACCCAGCGGATATCCTCAAACTCATCAGCATCCGGATCCCAGACAAGGTTGTCGATGGAATCGTAGAAGGATCCGGCGAACCTGACTGCCGAGCCGGGCGGCTGGTACAGCTCATGCCACCACACGCCCGCACCCTTGATGAACGCCTCATCGACCACCTTGCGGGTGTGCCGCTTGAGATCCAGTTCATTGGGCGTGTAGTTCAGGTAGTCTTCCAGCAGCCTGGCGATGAGCTTGCGCCGCTCATACAGCATGCCCTGCTGCTCAACGGCCTGCTGGTAGGCCATCATCATCGGGTCAGGCATCATCACCGGCTGGCCGTCTGGGCCGATGATCGGCTGGCCATCAGGGCCCATCTGCGGCACGGGAGGCTGCGGCTGCACGCCCAGGAGCGCCGGCCCGATGACCGGGTACTCCTTGGCCGTCACAGTCCGCTGGGGGTTCCGGTGGTGGATGACCGAGCCGAAGAGCGTGACGGCCTCAAAAACACGGTTCACCACCATCCGGAACGGCGGCGGGTCAATGCCCTTGTTGTAGCCCCGCTCGCCACGCGCATGCTCGTTGGCCCACATGGCGTTCGGGTCGGACGAGTAGAAGCCCATGGCCTCCTTGGCATCGTCCGAAAAGACCTTCTTGTGCTTCTCTCCCTGCTTGATGCACTCCAGCCAGCGCTTGGCTATCGGGCGCAGAGGGTTTTCGTCAGACATGGCGTCTCCTACTGACTAATGCCCTCACTTGGCCTTTTTGGGCTCCAGGGCCTCCAGCTTCTTCTCCAGCAGGGCCAGCCGCTCGGAAAGCAGGGAAATCCGGGGATCCTTGGGGCGATGCTCCCAGAAGCCGTACTTCTTCCACTCCGGGAACTCATTCACCCCTTCGTCCGTGACATGGTGGACCGAGGGCTTGATGCTCACCCCAGCCTCCCCAGACATGGCGTACAGGGTCACCGTCCTGGACGCCGCCTTGCAGACGATGGCTGGCACATGCGGGGCGCCTTCATGGGTCTGGAACAGGACGATCTCACCAACTTCCGCCTTCGGCATCTCGTAACTCATCGCTTAATACTCCCACTGGGGGCTAGGAAAATACACGGGTCTTCGGACTTCCGTTGTCTCATCAGACGATTGGCATGCCACTTCACCCACCACGGCTCTGGGCCAACCTGCGTCGGCGGCCGGTGGTACTTGGGTTCGTAGGCGCAGAGGTACTCCGCGGTCTGGCAGGCGTGGACCTCACCCCGCGTCTGTGGCTCGTCGGTCACGTAGACCTGGCCGTTGACGGTGGTGGTCTTCTTGCGATACCGCTTCAGCTCACGGACGAGGTTCGGGCAGCCACCTTCCAGGATTTTGAACTTGGTGGTCCCGTCACCGCGGATGTGCATGTACTGCCGCACCATGGCCGTGCGGGCCGGGATGTCATCGGATCCCGGGAGGAACTGGTGGGCCGTGAGGGCGAAGCGGAGGTTCCGTTTCTTCAGCTCCTCGGAGTACATCTCATGGGGCAGGCGGCCCGAACCCAAGTCACGGAGGGCGCCGCCGTGCATGTCCATGATGGCGGCGTAGATGTACTGGTTCTGAGCCTTGGCAAAGAACTGCTCGCCCCAGATCAGGGCATTGCAGTTGCGGATGTACAGTTCGTCATAGAAGAGGATGAACTTCTCGTCCGGCGGGACCGCAGCGAACAGCGTAGCCATGACGGCATGGCCGGGGTCAATCGCCACGTACCGCGTCCAGTCCGCCGGGATCTGACCGTCCGGAAGTTCCGAGCGGCCCATCATGTGGACCGACGCATTGAACGTCGGATACATCAGCGTGGACTGGGTGGTGAATTCACCCTCGGCCCGCATCTTCAGCTCGTCCTGGCCGAGGGCAGCCCACCGCTCTAGGTTCTTCTGCTTCTCTTCGTCATCAATGGCCTTGTTGTCCAGGAATCTCAGGACGAACTTCTTGATGATCGGATTGGGCTCGCCGCTCTCCTCCGCCTTCTCGGCACGCTCACACAGGCCAATGAGCGCATCGTTCTTGGAGTGCGGCATAGCAGACCAGATAAACCGGCCCTTGCGGTCTGCCAGGCGGGCCTGCATTTCGCCCACCCACGCCTCATTGTTCAAATCCTCGTCCAGCCAGCAAAGGTCCGTTTTGAAGCCCTGCGGCGGCTCGCCTTCAGACGAGAAGCAGTAGATAGTCCATCCGTTGGTCAGCTCCGCCTTGTTGAGGTAGTGGGCGTTCTTCTGAACCCAGGACAGTTCCTTGACCATGCGGGGCGGGATCAATGGCGGCGCCGGCTTGGCGAGGTGCTTACGCGCGTCGTCCACTCCGTAGCGGAAGGCTCTCCAGGCACCAGTCTGTTCATCGCGGATGATCTTGAACGCATCGGGGCGAAACAGGATCTTGTAAATCACCATGCCGATGTGCTGCCAATTCCTGCCAACAATCACCAGCGTGCCGTCCTCCTTGGGGTATTTCCCGTACGGATCCTGGCCTGTCACGGCCCTCGCTGCCTCCACCGCCACGCACAATGATTTGCCGGCTCTGTTTCCGCCGATTACGATCCGCTCGCTCGCCATGCACGCATGAATCTCGTCCTGCTTCGGCATGGGCTCATACAGACGCAGGGCCTCCAGACGGCGCTCGGTGAGCGCGGTCTGAACGTCCTTCATCTGCGTCAGGGCGTGCTGCGTGAGCCCGCCTATCGGCCCGTCAGCCTTCGGAGGCGGCGGGATCTTCGGATGCTTTCGCACGCTCGTTCAATTGCTGGATCGTTGGCGAAGACCATTCGCCGCAATAGTCATTCCGCGCTACCGCCGGGAAGCTCACCACCGGGGGCATGCGATGGCATCGCAGCAAGTCCGTCTGTGGTATGACCTCCGACCAGCGGCAAGTTCGGCACACTCTGTCCATCAATCACCTCAACTTTTAGACCAGCCACGCCCAGTTTCGGCCGGCATGGATCAAGGAAATGGCTGTTTGCGACACCCCGAACCACCTCGCCAGGAAAGTGCATGGCCCGCCGTGACTGCCCCGCACTGGAGGATTCCGCCGCAGGAAAGCCTTAATGCACCGCACCTCTGGCTCAGTTAGCTTGACCGTGCTGCTCCGCGCTCCACGCATGGACCGCCCTTTAGCGGCCTTGTCGGCCATGTTGTCGGCAGGAGTCCCCAAGAACAGGTGTTTTGGATTCACGCATATCGGGTTGTCGCAGCGATGGCAGACAAGCATGCCGTCCGAAATCTCCCCATTAAATTCGGCGTATGACACGCGGTGCGCATAGCGAGTGCGACCCTTGTCACTTATTGCCCCATAGCCTGTATTGAATCGCCCGCCCTGCCATTCCCAGCAACCGCTGTCTGCGACTACGGACTTACTGACCAGCCTCTCCTTAACAGACTTCCTCATGGCTCCCGGTTTGCTCCTCCACCGACCGAATCCTCAGGCGCCGTTTGGGTCGCGCGGTCTACATAAACCACAGTTTGCTGCTCGGGGGCGGGGATCTGAGGCGCGGGAAGGCCCGGCACGCTCTCCACCACATTGACATGCTGCATGCTCATGGCCGCCTCAAGGACTTGCCGTCGCAGCTCGGCTTCCAGTTCCTCTTCGGTCATTAACTCCAATGGCTTCTTGGCACCTCCCATAGCCGTGTTTCCCACAACTAAGCGAACGACGGTGTCAAGCATCTTTGTGCGGAAGGCACCGCCGACTGGGGCTTCGTAAAATTGTTTCAGGAATGCGTTTGCGAACCCACGGACGCCGCCGAAGTAGTCCATGAGGATCTCAAGGAGCTCCGACGAGTGCGGGATGTTCGCACCGCCAAGCCGGGAGGCTTTGACGAAAGAGTCGATGGCCGACTTCTCAATCCTGGCCAGCCGCTTGTTGCGGACCTGCTTGCGCTCACCCTTGAGCTTGTCGTTCCGGCAGCGACGGCACCGCGCGTGCAGCCCATCCTTGGACTTGTGAAAGTTCTCGGTGGTGGCGGGATACGATGTCCCGCACTGAATGCAAGTCTTATACGTTGACACTCTTCAGCCAGGCCGGCGGCGAGATGTCTACCAGCTTCACGCCTGGATCGACGTTCGCCTCCCAGCATGCCTTCATCTTGCTGCTGATGTCCTTCGCCGCCAGCACCTGCGGCTTGCCCACACACTTCGGCTTCCAATGACCGGCCCAGGCGTCCCAGTTGCAGTACACGGGGCTGTATCCCAGCTTCTGGGAGCCGACCATGGACAGGTCGCGGGTCATTGTCACATCTTCAGTGGAAGCCTTCTCAGCGCAATACTTGTCCTTCCACTCGTAAAAAAACCACGGCTTGTCGGCTTCGCTCTTGGGTTCCGTAAGGTCGAAGCATCGCATGTCGTACATGATCAGCCCGGTCGGCAGCGCGGCGCACTCCTGGATGCCGGCCATCTTCACGGCCGTGTGGCGGTCGTACATTTCCAGTTGGTAGTCGGGGTTCGGGTTGTCTGAAGCCCAGTTGTTCCACCGGAAGACATACACGCACTCCTGCGGCGGGGGACCGCAGTATGGGGCACCGATGCAGCACGGCCCCTTGTGGTAGTGGTTGATAAGAAAGTCCAGGCTGCTCTTGAAGAACGGCTGGGAGCCAGGATGGCCGGCGAGCATGTCCGGCTTCATGTCGCTGTCCACCATCACCAGAACGTCCACGCCGTACTCCCGAGCCTGAATGACAGCCCGGTTGCGGGTCATGGTGATGGGCGTGTCTGACAGGTTCCAGACGCGGATGCTGCCCACGCGGTCATCCTTGGAGAGGTCAAGGACTACGGGGATCATCCACTCCCGAATGTCAGGGACTTCGGAGGAGATGCCGCCGTTGCCACCGTAAGAGAAAGTAACGATGCCGACGTTGAACTTTTGCTGCATATGTCACCTCGGGGGATAGGTAGACAAGTTTACACTAGTGCGCCGCCGGATGCAACTATATCTGCTGCATCATTGAGTAGATGCGGCGGTTGGCCGGGGACATGGAGGCCAGCCACTGCTTGTTGGCCGGCGAATTAATCGCCGCCATATGCGCGGCTCGCGACTTCTGAAGCTGGTCGGCCTGATCAGTGGGCTGGCCACTGGCGGCCTGGTTGGCGGCGCTGACCCTCGCCAGCGTGTCGGGGGCAGTCTTGCGTTGAGGCAGCTTTGGGTTGGCGGCGTCTATCGCTCGCTTCTGGCTCAGCGACCAAGCGTCCATGTTGGACATCATCTTGTTGTGGTCGGCAATCGACTGCTGCTGCCCGGGAGCAGTCTTGCGCTCATGGGCCATCCACTTGGCATGCTCGTCACGCAATGCCTGGAGCTGCTGGTCGGTGTACATGCCAGACTTCTGGGCCTCTGGCATGAGCTTGTTGAACGCAGCCTCGTACCCCTGCCCGTAATTAGATCGCCCCGAAGTCGGCTGCATGACGAGGGATTTGTACTGTTGCAGAAGGTCCGGGGGCGGCTTCTGCTGCGGAGGAGCCGGCGGGGCGGCTGGCGGCTGACCCATGTATCCGCCGCCACCGTACGGCTGGCCGTACGGCTGCTGGGCGTACGGGTTCTGCCATCCCTGCTGAACCATGTCGCCGGCCTGGCCCCACATCTGCATGGGGTTGAACTGCGGCTGCTGGCCCCACGTTGGCGGCGGTGCCCCCTGGCCCTGGTACACGCCACCGTTGGCCATGTACTGGCCCATCTGGTCGTTGGCCGTCTGGATGAACGCATCCCGCTGCTGGTAATACTGATTCGGGTTCATCTGCCCGAACGGCGTATACATGGACTGCGTGAACGGCGGCTGCTGGCCATAAGGCGTGCCCTGCGACTGCGGCTGGATGGGTTGGGCCTGGCCGGGCCGGAATGACTTTGGCGATCCGGCCTGCTGCCATGCCTGCTGGGCGTCGGGCGAGTATCGACCAGGGCTATTCATCCAGCCCATGTAATCGAATGAGCCATCCTGCTTCTGCCAGGAGGGCTTCTGCGACTGCGGGGCGGAACCTCCAGACATGCCAGTCCGGTTCCAGTTGCCCCAGTTTGAAAACGCCTGCTGCGAACGCTTGCCCTCGTCAGTTTGCATGTACTGATCATGGGGCATGCCTTGATATTGCGGCGACTTCTGCCAAAGCATCAGCTCTCCTCCACTATTTGATCAACGCCCATGCCGGTGTCTTGCATCATCCGTAGCCGAAGCATGTCCAGGTACGGATTCTCTCCACGCACCTCTGCGATGAGCTGGCGCAGGTAGTCCAGGTTTTGAATCGCCGGATCGTTCATTTTCTAGAAAGTGGAAAAGCCTCTGACCCGGTTGCCCAGATCAGAGGCTCCCCCCTAGCCCCAAACAGGGCATGTTCAATACCGGGTCTGGAGGATCGCCAGGACGTTCGTCCCGGTGGTCGCACCTGCACTGCACGCACGGCCCAGCACGCCGATGCCGTTGTCGTTGGCACCAGCGGTCGAAGCCGACAGCGGCGACGGCGTCACGCGGCCGGCGGTGGAGCTGGTGCTGGCAGCGGCCGTGATGGCCGACAGCCGGTTACCAACCGCCACATCCGTGCCCGAGAGCGCCACAGCGACCTCAGTCGGACCCGACACCGTCACCCAGAACACATCGTTCACAGCCACGCCGCCGGCCGGGAGGTGTTCGTCCACAACGCCCACCCGCTCCTCGTTCGCCACGTTGACATAGCCGTCAACAGCCGAGAAGACCGAGGGGCCGGCAGTGCCGACCGCAAACCGCACCAGACGCTTCGGAGCGAGAGCGACACTGGCCGCATTTCGCACCGCCACGCAGGTCTTCACCCGATTCGACCGCACGCGGCCGGTGTTCGGATCAACGTCAGGAAACTGCTTCAATACCCCAACCCAGTTCTGGCCGTCAGCGGTGGAGCTGACGCCCAGCGTCTGACCAAGGGCGAACGGCGGATCAATCAACAGACTCATGTTTCACTATCTCCTTGGTTTCAGACAACGAGCTTGAAGAAGTTACGCGGGCTCTTGAACTTGAGGTTGCCGAGCGTGGACACCACGTAGCGGTACTGCTGCGTGATCTCGTCGTAGAACGGACCCTCAGAGGTCATCAACTGACCTTCCATGCAGAGGAGTTCGATGTTGCCCGTCGCCAGACCGTAGCCGGTGTTGGCAGGAACACTCACCTCGCTCCCGACCTCCACGCCGTCGAACTCAAACACATCCGTGAAGCCGTAGCTCCGCAGACCGTTGGTCCGGCTGACGATGACACGCTCCTTGGCGTCCAGCGTGTTGAGGAAGTCGATGTACAGCCGCCGGTCCAGGAGAACCATGTCGATCTGGTCTTCCTTGGTGTCGTTCCGGCGGGTCTGATGGATCGCCTCACGCAGGGCCTTGGAGCAGTTGTCCTTCCAGGTCGAAGCCCCGAAGTACGAACTGTCCGCGTTCACAATCACCGGGCTGAAGAAGTCGAATTCCGGATCGACATCGCCGTTCGGCCACATCGACACGCCGTCCGCCGAGCCGCCGTACGCACCGAGGACGGTCGAAAGACCGGCGTAGGTGTCGTTCGGGTAGTAGAACGGGTCAGCCGTGTTGGCCGAGCGGGCCGTGGCACCAGCCAGAGTGGCGTCAATCGTCTGGGTCGCGCCCATGAACGATTCGATGCCGTGGAACCGCAGCTCATTGCCGGCCGCATAACCGTCCTGCACCCACTCCCTGGCCAGGTACTGCTCCATCGAAGTGAGCAGACGGCTCGCCATTTTCCCGGCCACGTTCACAAGAGCTTGAGCCGAGCGGTTCTCCAGCATTTCCTTCTTGTAGATGGCATCGGTGACCTGGGCCCCCCGATACTCCAACTCTAATTTCTTCCAGAGATTCTCGCGGGCGAAGCTGCGAGGAGTCTCACCATTATTCCCAGAGGGATTGTGGTTCCGGTACTGGATTTCCCAGTCGAAGCCACGGCCACTCATGTTGGTGCGGATACGGCCCGCACCCTCAAGGGCAGCGAAGAACTTAAACTTCCGCAACGACGCAATCTCTTCCTCACGGAGATGATTGACAATCGTCGTTGCAATGGAACGAGCCCAGTCGGTCGAACTGCTCATCAGATCACTCCATCGTTAACGAGTTGGCCGCGAAGCCTCTCTTCAAAAGACATCCGCTGGCGAGGTGCCCGC